TGGACTAATTGTAAAATCATAAAACTGTAACTCAAAATCTACAAAACGAGTTGTAATTCTTGCCCCGTCCGAAGCACTTAAACGAGCTCGAAAAGTTCCTGCTAACGAATTGTTACTAGATGGAGTAAAAGTATATACTCCAGTACTTTGATTTATAGTAGTGTCTGCAGAGAGTTGAGAAGGCCGTGTATTTCCTGCAGTTTTATAAGCAATACCATAGGTAATATCAAAACCTTCAGGATCTTGAGCTGTCATTGTAACTGTGCTTGTCGTACCATCACTATTTAGTTCTTGTGTTGTAGTTGGTGGTTCAGTAATAATGACTGGACTTTCATCCACACCTGCTGAGATACGATCCCATTCAGTACCGTCATACAAATATAATGCCTTATTAGCAGTAACGAATGCTAAATCTCCAGCAGTAGGAGCAGCGGCATTTCGAGCAGATAGAGTAGCGTATGTAGTTACACCTCCACCAGCATCTAAAGTTCCTCCTCCTAGTTGACTAACACCTATCCATTGACTTGTGTCTCCATCATTATAATAAATGTAGAGAACAACATTCGAAGAATCAAACCACATATCTCCTGCAGTCGGATTAGATGGCGCATTATCTGATATCGTTGTTGTCGAACTTTCACCATTAGAATCCCAACGATTTGCAGACGAGTCGTAAACAAAAGTTATACCACCAGCTGTATACTGTTGACCATTAGTTGGACTGTCTGGAAAGTTAATTGCCAATGTTTATTCCTCTATTAAGACCCAGCTTGTAGTAGTTTCATCCCATGTATACATATTACCATCGTCTGGATAAGCAACTGGTGCTTCCCATAAACATGTAGTTTCGTTTAAAGTCCAACTGGTAAAAGGCTGAGGAGGAATAAATGCATCTTTAGCTGTATCATATGTAAATCCAATTCCCGCATAATTTTTACGTAATGCTTTAGTTTGATCGTCTGATGGAGTATTGGAATTTGGTTGATAATGGATTCCTCCTCTCGTATTATAAGAAGTTTGAATCCATTGACCCGGGCTCGAGTCTACAAACGTATCGAAAAACTCGGCTTCAGCTACAATTACCTGACTGACTATTCCGTTTTGTACTTTTGCATAATGTCCCATTTCTTTTCCTAAATTGCGTAACGAATTATTACTATTCCGGAGCCACCACTACCTGCGTCTTTATTATTGGCTTTTCCGGAACCACCTCCGCCGCCGCCTGTGTTAATAGTACCTGATTGTTGAGAAGTGGTTAGTGAAGCACTAGAGTCTCCTCCGCCCCCTTGCCCGCCGGATGTTAAAGCTCCTGTATTCTCATTTCCAGCGCCGCCACCCGCAAACCATCCTGATTCACCATAAGTAGTTCCGTATGTGCTAGACATATCTAATCCGATACCACCAGCTCCTGCAGGGCCGTTATTAGTTGGATAGCCCCCTATTCCTCCTGCACCGCCACCACCCGCACCGTGGTCCCCTTGGCCAGAAAAGAAAGCATTACTACCACCAGCATAGCCTTGCCCTGCTGTTCCCGAGCCAGAGACTGCGCCGCCATTATCGCCACCAAAACCTCCGCCAGAACCTCCACTTGCACCATTCTGGTCTACGCCATATCCACCTTTGCCACCACCAATAGCCGTTTGTGAAAATGCCGTGGTATCAGAGCCGTTTGCTGCTCCCGCGTTTTGCCCGTTCGATCCACCCGACCCTCCTGCACCAATAACGATAGAATAGTTTTGAGTTGTTACTGTTTGACTGCTTAAAGAAATTAAGCCGCCGGCGCCGCCGCCGCCACCAGAACCAGTAGCTGAGGCCGGGAGCCCGGAACCACCGCCTCCGCCCCCAGCTACTATTAAATAATCGATATCACCTTCTCTGGTAACAGTAAATGTTCCAGACGAAGTAAAAGTATGATATTTGTAGCCACTTACTGTTGTTTCTGTTCCTCCTGAAGCGGAAATACCCGGCGTAATATCGCCCACGCCTACTCCAATATTTGTCCAAACATTATTATTTGCCGTTGTATCTGTTAGTGCATACATCTCGCCGCTTGTAGTATTTAACCACAAATCACCGAGAGTACCATTTGTAGTAATTGTAGGATCGCTAGCAGATTTAGTTATTCCTGTACCGTCAGCCCCATCTGCACCTGCAGGACCAGCTGCACCTGCAGGACCAGCTGGTCCTTGTGTTCCTGGATTTGATTGTACCCATTGTGACGACGATCCATCTTCATAATACACATAAAGTTTGAGTACGCTCGAATCATACCATAAATCGCCATCAGACGGTGACGACGGCGCAGTATTAGATACGGTTACTGATGCACCACCACCTCCAGCGCTAGCGCTAGTAGGTTTCCATGCAGTTTTTGCAGCACTGTACGTATACGTAGTTCCACTAAACTCGTATGTATCTCCATTTGATGGACTGTTTGGAAAATTAATAGCCATGATCTATTTACCCTTGTAACGCTGCTGTGGGTGGTGTGAAGTTAGATGTGTATCTTGCTAGACCTTTGGTGATGCGGACATCTGATATGTAGCCTGTATACCAACGATCGGTGCCGTACAAATCCAGTCCAATCAAAACTCTTGCAGAACTAAAGTCAGGAAGTGTAAAACTGGAATCTGAACCAACTAAAGTACCATTTTTATAGAAACTAACGGTACCTCCATTGTTAACCAAAGCATAATGAACCCATTGATCATTAGTTATAGAGGATGTAATCTGAAACTGATTTACTCCTCCATTTCTTGCAAGAGCTTCTATCACATCACCGGTTTGTCTAAATATGCGCAATACATTGTTGTCGTCTACGTATAATTCAAATAGCCCACCTCTATCATCCGAATCGGTTTGTGGATACGCCCACATTTCAATAGTAAAGTCCTCCGATCCAAAATCAAATAAACTTGAAGCAGTTGCTTCTAGATAGTCATCAGTCCCATCAAAATACATTGACGAGGTTAAATACTTGCTCTGGGTAGTGGACGACTTCGCATCACCGTTCAAAGTCAAAGTCTGTACTGACTGCGACTTATCAATAATTCCAGCGTTCGTACCCTTAAGAAGCAATGACGTATTGGTGATTGCTGTTAGTGGTGTTGTGGGCGGGGTGAAGTCTGCTGTATAAAGAGCGGTTCCAGAAACTACTCTTAAATCTGCAATATTTCCATTTACATCGTATTGAGCACCCCCCGCATCATATCCTCCTACAAAAGGACCATACGGAGCACTAGAGTAATCTTGATTATCTGTATATGTTGCAACTACTTTGCCATTTGCAAACATTCTAGTTTGATTTGATCCTGTTCCTTCTCGACACCATGCAAAATGATTCCATTGATTTAGTTTAACAGCATTAGCAGATGAAGCCGTTTCCACATTACTGCCGTAATATCTTCCATGAAGTATAGCGTTATTGGTAGTAGTCATTGAAAAATAAAAACCACTTGCTGTGCCCGCTCTATGAGTAGTAAATATAGGTCCATTAGCACTATTTGGATATACCCAAGCTTCAACCGTAAATGGATTTGTACCAAAATTCCAATAAGTTCCAGGAATTGTCAACTTGTCGCCACTACCATCAAAATATATCGACCCGCCGTTGTCTGCAGCAGAATATGTTTCGTAGTCGTATGGTGAGAATGGCGTTGTTTTGGTGTTGCCGTTAACAGAAATAGAGTGACCATTTGTTGAACCATCTGCTATGTAAGGCAGATGACAGGTCAGTAGGCTGGTGTTTGTGATTGCTGTGAGTCGTTCTGTTGTAGGAGTAAAATTAGAGGTGTAAACTGCTGTACCGTTAACTACTCTTACATCCGCTAAATAGCCTGTCATAGTTCGCGATGTAACTGCGTTATCTGTACCAATTGCAAGATTACCATTAAAATTAATTAAACTATCAACAGTAAATGCAGATCCAGAAGCTACACCATTCAAATAACATTGACCTTGATTAGTTCCGGATCCTTGGGATACAACTGCAATATGATGCCATTGATTTTTTGGAAGATTTGTTGCAATTGTTACATATGAGGTTCCATTATAAAAACTTAATGTATTAGCAGAGCCAACATTATTGAATATGCGCCACCCATTCCACGGTGAAGAAGCACCGTTTCTTTGAACAATTAGTCCTTCTTCAGAAGTACCAGTTGATGTATTGTAATACCATAGTTCAATAGTAAATGGGACAGTATTACTTAAAACAATAGAGGGACCTGTTAAATAATCGCCGCTTCCGTCAAAATAAGTCGAATACCCTCCATGTCGATATGGACTAAACGTAGTCTGAGTTGCATTTCCAGTAGCAGTAATCGCATTACTGTTGGTACTTGAATCTACAAATGAATTGTTGACTTCATTATTGGTACCGACTGATGTGATCAAAGCTGTAGTATAGTTACTATTTACAATTTTAAACTGCAAAATAAACTCAGAAATTGCAGAAGCAATATTTACTCCGTCACTTGCACGGAATGTAAGTGAGAATGTTCCTGCATCTGCGTCATTTGTAGAAGGAGTAATCGTAAAGATATTATTATTAGAAGTGACAGTCGCCGTATTTCCTGAGGTATCAGAGACAATGTCGTATGTAATAGGAAGTCCTTCTGGATCTGATGCAGTAATTGTTACAACTGTAGGAGTACCATCTGATGCGAGATCATAGCTTGCAGAAGCTCCGCTAATGCTTGGAGTCGTATTAATCAAAGCAATATTATACCAACCACTACTATTCCAAATATATAAACGATTTGTAGCAGATACGAATGCTTGTTGTCCAGTTGTCACACCAGAAGTCGGAAGGTCATCGACGGTAGCATATACTGTAACTGCTGGGTCTTGAGCTGATGGAGTAACTGCGCTTGATTCCCAAGCACCAGTTGCAGAGTTAAATGTAAATCCAGCGTGTGTATCGCCGTTAGATGGATTTGCTGGAAAATTAGTTGCCATTGTTTACCTTAAAAAGTTATACTGCCATCTGTAAGAAAGCTATAAATGTTATACGATCCATCTGTAGTGACTGTCGGAGAACCAGTAGTTGATGCAGCTGTTGCTGTAGTTCTAATAATTACAATTCCAGAACCTCCTGGACCTCCTAAAGCATTACCTTGCGCGCCGCCTCCACCACCACCAGTATTAGGAGTAGCTCCATAGCCACTAGCATTATTTTGATTACCACGTCCATCTGCTCCGCCTCCTAGACCTCCAGCACCTCCAGTTCCGCGACTTGCTCCACCGCCGCCGCCGGCATAATAAGTTGGTGTTCCTGTAATAGAGTTTTGCAAACCATCACCGCCGGCACCACCAGTAGAACCAGATGCAGTGCCACCAACAGCTCCTGCTCCACCACCACCGCCGGCTGGATAGTTACTCGTACCAGAACCATTACTACCACCATCATTACCTTGTCCTGCTGTGCCAGTACCAAAGCTAGCACTATTGTATGCGGAGCCGCCACCTGAACCACCACTTGCTGCTACTCCAGAGGAACCGCCGCCTCCACCACCTCCGCCTATTGCGGTGACAGTTGTAAATCCTGCAGCTGAAATAGAAGAATTTGCTCCATTTCCACCGGTAGTTTTTACGGTATCTGTTCCTCCAGCACCAACTGTAATATTAAAAGTTGTACCATTATTAAAAGATGCTCCAGTAGTGTAAATATATCCTCCAGCACCGCCGCCACCACAACCGGCGCCGTTATTTACACCACCACCTGCGCCGCCGCCTGCAACTACAAGATAATCTACTGTCGCAGCGAATGCTAAACTAAAATCTACAAAACGAGTCGTAGTTCTAGCACCGTCTGATGCACTCAATCTAGCTCTAAACGATCCTGCATTTGATGTATTAGACGTAGGCGTAAAAGTAAATTCGCCATTTGCATTAACTGTAGTTGCTGATGCTAATTGATTTGGTAACGCGTTACCAGCCGTTTTATATGCAATACCATATGTAACATCAAAACCTTCTGGATCTTGCGCAACCATTGTGATTGTGCTCGTGGTGCCGTCATTATTTAAATCACTCGTAGTCGGTGGTTCAGTGATTATTACAGGGCTTTCGTCATTTCCATGAGCTATACGATCCCATTCAGTACCGTCCCATGTATATAATGTTTTCTTATCAGTCGCAAAAGCAAAATCACCCACTGTATTATTAGAAGAAGGAAAAGAACTAGTATTAGCGTACGAAGTTACTGAACTACCGTCAGCACCATCAACCCCATCGGCACCTGGAGTAGTCGCTTGTACCCATTGACTAGAATCTGCGTCAGTGTAATAGATGTATAATCGATTGACGTCTGTGTTCCACCAAAATTGACCTGCTGTAGGAGAAGACGGTGCAGTATTTGACGTAGTGACATTAAGACCTGATTCTCCACGAGGTCCAGGAGTACTCGTACTAACCCACTGCGATGAAGATCCATCATCATAATAGACATACATGATTGCTTCAGCAGAATTCCACCACAAATCTCCATCAGATGGACTAGTAGGTGCAGTGTCTGATGATGTAACTGATGCACCACCTCCACCGCCTGAAGATGCAGTTGTTTTCCAAGTATTTGTTGCAGAAGCATAGGTATAGGTAGAGCCATTGACGACTACCGTATCTCCGTTGTTTGGACTATTTGGAAAATTATATGCCATTATTATTCCTAAGTTTTAGTTGCGACTGCAATTAAGAATCCGCCACCACCGCGGCCGTCAATATTTCGTCCTACAATATATGATTGTATACCACCACCTCCACCGCCATGAAAATAAGTAGCTGCAGTTCCATTGACGACTGGTTGTATACCGCGACCAGCACCTGCACCGGCACCAGTATTTCCATCTTGCGCAACACCAAAACCAGCTTCAGCCAATGGTATGCTAGTACCAGCAGTTCCTGGATTTCCGTTTGTACCTGGACCGCCGCCAGAACCTCCGTTAAATGCTATACTAATATTACCGTATGTCCAAGTTGATACGCTGATTGTAGACGAACCTCCAGTACCGCCTTGTCCGGCGAGATGATAACCTCCTCCGCCACCTCCGCCTGTTCCATCTGTAGTACTACCTCCATTTGCAGCTGCCGTGCCTCCTCGAGTTCCGCCTACTCCACCAGCACCTCCAGCTACACCAGTACCGGTAATCACGGTGCCACCAGCTCCGCCAGCACCACCTCCACCTCCAACACCATCAGAACCTCCACTTCCACCACCTAATTGCAGTAGTGTTACAGATGATCGGCTAACAGTAGTCGCTCCTCCGCTACCGCTATCGAATGATCCACCCTGACCAACAGAATAATCAAATACATCTCCAGGAGATGCTGCTACTTGGAATCCTGAAATATTTGCAGCACCACCTCCACCTGCGCCATGACCACCATCTTGATTTGTTCTATAACCGCTAGATCCACCTCCAGCGCATGCGAAGAAATATACTTTCGTAGCTCCATCTGGTACCGTAAAGCTGCCGGTGTTTGCTGCTGAATAAGAATCATTATATACTTCTGCCATTAATTGTGATTCGAAGAACGTAAGATTCATTGTAGATGATCTAGTTGTTATATTTACACCATCTGATGCTTTAAATCTCATGGTAAAACTACCATCGTGTGCAGTATTTGTACTAGGCACAAAATTAAAAACACCGCCATTATTTGTGATAGTCGCTTGAGGTTGATTCGTAGGATTTGTATCAAAACTATATGTAATTGGAAATCCTTCAGGATCAGAAGCTGCTATTGTAATACTAGTATTTGTACCATCTGCGTTTAAATCATAACTTGAGTTTGGTTCTGTCGTCCATTCTGGAGTTTCATCTACACCCGTTGATATTCTATCCCATACACTACCATCCCACATATACAATGCTTTTGTATCTGTAGTAAAGGCAAAATCACCTGCAGAATTATTTGATAAAGGAAATAAACTAGTATTTGCATAACTCGTTACTGATGATCCGTCAACACCATCGATTCCAGTTGCTCCCGCTGGCCCTTGCGGTCCTGATACGCCGACCCACTGTGACGATGAACCATCATTAAAATAAACGTATAGGGTTCCGTCTGATGTGTCAAACCATTGATCACCACTTTGTGGATTTGTTGGTGCTGTATTTCCAGTTGCTGTGTGATACGCAGCAGATTGCCACGCTCCTGTTGTAGCGTTCCAAGTAAATCCAGCGTGTGTATCGCCGTCTGTTGGATTGTCTGGAAAATTAATTGCCATATAAAACCTATGCTGCTACTGATATGATAACTTTACCTGGATTGGCTGGATTTCCAGCTGTACCACGATCTGTATCTGTTGAATTTGCTGGAGTCGCTTGATTACCAGCTGTAGTAACTCCATTTGATACTATTGAATGTCCTATATATCCAGAGCCGCCACCGCCCATGCCGCTATTACCACCATCACCACCAACACGTGACGCTCCGCCACCGCCTCCATAATAACCTGAACCTCCGCCGCCACCTCCGTAGGAACCAGCAGAATTACCTATACCACCTGTAAGAGCGCTACCAGCAGTTCCTCCTCTTGATAAACCTTCATCAGCTGCTGCACCTCCAGCAGATTGAGTTCCGCCTTTACCACCACTGGTGCCTTGATAACCACCAGATTGGCCAGAAGATCCTCCTCCCGCTGCTGGTACTTGAGAAACACTATATTGAGAACAACCACCTCCACCACCGCCAGCAATAATGACAGAATTTGCATGAGCTTCAGTTACTTCGAAAATGCCTGAATAACCGCCTCCTGTTCCTGATCCACCTGTACCGCCTCCAGTTTCTGATCCAACACGAATAATATAACTAGTTCCAGCTGTTAACGATAATGTACCACTAGAATAACCTCCCGCACCTCCAGATAAATTACCCGTAGTTGATCCGCCAGCACCCCACATTTTAGTATCGATAGTTAAATCACTAGAAGGTACGATAGTATATGTGCCTGCGCTATCTAAAACTAAATCGCCATCAGATGAAAGTGTCCATTCTGATGCACTATTAATAGTAGGACTAATTGTAAAATCATAAAATGCTAAAACTATAGTAGAAGATTGAGTTGCTACATGTACACCATCAGTAGCTTTAAATCTCAAAGTAAAATTACCAGCATGAGAAGTATTTGAACTAGGAACAAGTGTAAATGTACCACCACTATTTGTTATTATTGCTTGTTGCTGATTAGATGGATTTGTATCATGACTATATGTAATTGGAAATCCATCTGGATCATTAGCAGCCACAGTAATTAATGTATTCGAACCGCTACTTAAATTATAAGAAGATAATGGTAAAGATGTAAATTCAGGAACCATATCTGGACCTAGATAAATTTTATCCCATTCACTACCATCCCACATATACAATGCTTTTGTATCAATTGTAACTGCGAGATCACCGAGAGAATTACCACTTGTTGGCAATGCAGCAGCATTAGCGTATTCTGTTACTCCGCCTCCTAAACCTGCTTTGATATCTGAATAATTTGCCATTATCGTTCCGTCATAATCCAGCCTTGAGTAGCATTATAGTATACTAAACCAAATGCTGCTCTATTTACATTGACTGTTAAGTCTTGAGCTAATCCTTCGATGTTGTGTCCGTTTCTGGCCACAGTTATATTATTTATCGATGCATTACCTGTACCGTCAATAATTCTTATCTCATCGCTGAGAGATGCGGATGCAGGTAACGTAATAGTCACTGTGTTCGATGTATCAACAATGAGTCTGTCGCCGGCGACCGCAGTATAATTTTGCGTCTGTTCTTGATATGTATTCGGCGTTGTTGTTGAACCACCGCCCGATGGATTTGTCTGTACCCATTGTGCAGAGTTTCCGTCGTAGAAGTAGATATAAAGTATCAGGTTCGTGTCGTCGAACCAGAGATCATCATAACTAGGCGACGAAGGTGGAGTAGAAGATACCGTAACACCTCCACTACCTCCTACTTCTGGAGTGACGGTGATCCATGCTGCATTACTACCATCATCGTAGTAGACATACATTGTGAGATCACTTGTATCAAACCAAAGATCTCCTTCACTTGGTGCACTTGGTGCTGTATTAGACGATGTGACGGAAGCACCACCACCGCCGCCAGTAGCGTCAGCTGCTGGAGCCCAACTGCTACCATTATATTTCAGTACTTGACCTGTTGTTGCTCCAGTAGTCGATACATCAGTAAGATCTCCGAGTGCTGTAGCTCCTCCACTGCTTGCTACATTTCCTGGCGCCCATTCGCTATTAGCATTATCCCAAACGAGAGCTTGTCCATCGAGCGGCGCAGTATTAGATACATTGTTTAAATCATCTAAGTCTGATGGTATTGTAGGAATAGTTGGAATATCACTTGCATTTGCTAGCTCTATCCAACTACCAGCGTGAGCATAATAAGCTGCTCCAGTTCCATGAACATGAGCAAACATACCGTGATATGATGTAGCCGATGGCAAATCACCAGTCGTAGCGTACATGTTAGAGAACAATATCTTATTAGTGCCTAGATCTAAATCGGCACCTTCGATATGTGATCTAGCTCTCGCGTCTGTATAATAAAGGTTAGTAGAACCTTCTGATAAATCGTCAGTATCTTTTTGTGTTAGATCAAGATTAGCACCAACTTGTAATGCTATTCTAGCGTCGGCTCTCGTATCAGTATAATATAGATTAGTTGAGCCTTCAGTTACAGTGTCTGTATCTCCCTGTGTATAAGTTAATACACCAGTTGTACTATTATAACTCAGTTGTGTAGAGTTCTCGCTGATCGCGGCTCGAGCTCTTGCATCTGTGTAATATAAGTTAGTTCCTTCAGAAAGATCAGACGTTGTCTTTTGACTCAGATCGAGATTGGCGCCAGTCTGCAAGTTAATGCGAGCGTCTGCTCGAGCATTAGTGAAGTAGAGATTATTGACTCCTTCAGTTAGATCATCTGTATCTTCTGAAGAAAGATTTTGAAGATAAGTTGTCGAGAGATCGATAGTTGCCGCAGTAGTTGAATCACTACGAGTTAATGTAATAACATTATTTGAGAAACTGCCGCTTGTAATTCTTGTCAGATTTGTATCATCGAAGAGAACAGCGAAGTCAACAGTAAATGTTGTGTTGTCAGAGCGCGTAAATGTTGCAAGACCATTTGCGTCGACCGCGCCTGATGTCAGTCTTGCAAGATTTGTATCATCGAGATACAATGACAAATCGATATTAGTCGTTGCTCCTGTTTCATCGACGTACGATAAAATATTTGATCCGATACTGAGTGTAGTGGTAGTCTCAGTAAAACTCATTACACCGGTGGTACTATTATAACTTAAATCACCTGATGCGCTGATTGCTGATCTAGCCCTTGCATCTGTAAAGTATAAGTTCGTAGCACCTTCTGAAACTGTGTCAGTGTCTCCCTGAGTGAACGTTAAAACACCAGTAGTACTATTATAGCTTAACTGTGCTGAGTTCTCACTAATAGCTGCGCGTGCTCTCGCATCAGTGTAGTATAAATTAGTGCCTTCTGCAAGATCAGATGTAGTCTTATTGCTTAAATCAAGATTTGCACCTGTTTGCAGATTTATTCGTGCGTCTGCTCTTGCATCAGTATAGTAAAGATTGGTAGTACCTTCTGATAGATCGTCTGTATCTTTTGTTGCAAGTCGTATATCAAAATATGAATTGATTTCACTACCAAGATTAATAAAACCAAAATTACTGCTTCCAGCATTATATAATAAAACATCTCCGCTTGCTGGTGTATCAACTCCATCTACATCTGATAAGTCTTGTATACTTGCGAGACTAATACGAGTGTCTGCATATGTGTTTACTTCAGTTGCAAAATCGACTGGCAAAAATTCACTACCATCGTATAATAGGAAATCTCCAGCCGTAATTCCAGCCATGTTTACATCATTCAATTCGCTCAGCTGGTCTTTTGTGGCTAGTTGAGACTGTACATATTCTTGAGTAGCAAATGTTTCTGCGTTTGCACCAGCAACTGATATTAAAAGAGCGTTAGAACTTTCTGATAATTCGAGTGAACCGAGATATATCGTATTTCCGCTCAGATAAAGATCATTCCATCTTTTTGTTTCTGAACCGAGATTATATGTTACGTTAGCTGTCGGTGTTAGATTTCCTGCTACAGTTGCAGAACCTAAAATATTACCATCGAGATCTGCATGAACAGTAGGAGTTGGAATTGAATTTTCAATAATAAGTGTAGATCCTGACGGATCATATACTTCACCAAAGTGTGTGCCGTTTGTATTGCCCCAAAAATTTCGTGTTGAAATATCAAGTACAACAAAATTATTAGCCGTCTTGTCAATGACGTCGCCATAATATGTAGCAGGATTTATTCCATCACCCGCATCTAAAACAATATCTGCTGTAGCAGTAGGATCAGCAAGATTATGTCCGACCTTCGTTACGTAATCTACTTGTGTAAACGTAGCAGAATCGGCCCAGGTGTTTGATGAATCGATGTATACGTATAATTCATTATTGGCAGTATCGTACCAAAGATCTCCATCGCCAGGTGTAGCTGGTGCTGTATTACCTACAACGACAAATGAAGAAGAACCGCTAGATGATGCTGCCCCGTCTTTCCATGCATTTTTAGTCGAATTATAGGTATACGTGACCCCGTTTATAACAACGGTATCGCCATCGCTCGGACTATTTGGAAAATTGTATGCGGCCATATATTATCCCTGGGATCTTTATATTTATACTTATTCCCAACTTTCGGGATCTACTGGTGCACCACCACCGCCGCCAGAAACGTTTGATAGTATGGCGCGCGCTTTTGTATAATCTCTTGTCTCGCCGGCCAATGATCTCAATTCTTGTAAATCAAATTGATCTAAATAATTATACGTATATATTTTTTCGCTAGTAGTTGTAATAATCTTTTCAAACTTTCGTGATAAAGATGATTTAACATTAAATGTATCGCTAAATGAATATGTCGGGGCAACAGCACTTGTTAATGTCTTCGATACATTATTTAAATCTTCTGTCGGGCCTGATACATTTCCATACGTACCGCCATATGGCCATGATGTCGGTATAGTACCATTTACAGGCAATTGATATTTCATTCCTAAATATTGTTCTACATAATCAATATCTGTCGCTGAAAGCTGTGAGTCAAATATTACAACTTCTGCAACTTGCCAATCTGATGTTTCACCTCCGCCGGGAGCTCCGCCTCCATTATTAATAGTAAGAAGAGTTGTGCCTCTATTTCCGCCAATTGATGTACTTCTCTGTACACCATTACTTCGATATAATCCCGCCTGATCGCATGAAATTACCCAATTTGTTGTTTCATAATCAGTTTGTGCAGTTAACCAACCCTCATGATAAGCTACTCCTGCATTACCATTCCAAAAACCTGACAACCAATTACTATTTCCTGAAGTAAATATTCTGCGTTCTGTTCCATTATATCTAGCAACATGAAAAAGAGTGTATGATTGACCAGTACCACCTGGTAAAATGCCAGTAGGAAATGATAATCCGTCGTTCGTTGTGCCTTCTAAAATAGAATAATTATTGAGAGTAGATGATGAAATAAATGGGCTGCCACGAAAAGTCGTCGCAGAAGATGACCCTATATCATCAGTCCATTCTACGCCTGCGGAAAATGTAGATCCTTCATATGCCGCATATAAACTACTTAAGTTACTTGATAAAACATTATTTGCAGATGCTGCAGGCAATGGACCGCCAGTAGATATTGCGTATCGAGCACCAGATAAATTTGTTGTTAATCCACCGAATGACGGCCAAGAAGTATATGTACTTTCAACATTTATACTTTGTCGTTTTAATCTAATTGGCTGAGTCGCACTACCATTAGCTCTAATTGTTATTCTGCCCATGAAGCGCCTATTTAAATGTTTACATCAGCAACTATATCACTCACGCCTGCACCAGTGATAACTATATTAACAGTCGTTTCTGCACTAGTTGATGTCGTAATACTTGTAGTAGTAGCTCCGCCTGAAAAAGTCATCGTACTGCCTTCTATTGATAAATCAACAGTAGTGGCAATTCGAGATCCTTCGATATTATAAGCACTAATATCTACAGTTGAATTAATATTTGTGCCAGTATAATTATATGACGAGCTAGCTGGATTTATAGTTACTCTAATAGGTAATGACGGTGTTAAAATATGTAGATCGCCATATGAATATTCAGTACCGACCGCATTAGCCCATATTCTATCTGTAGAATCTCTACCCATTGCTGTAATATTTTCACTGATAGTACTACCTAGTTCCCATCCAGTCGTATTATTCCAATTGTATATGAATGTTACAGCGTAACATATAATTCCCAACATTGTTTTTTCATCATTTAAAAATACTGCCGCTTTTGGTGTTTTAGGTATTGTTAAAGTACTATGAAAAGTCAATTGCTTGGGATCAGTTGGATTCATTGTGTATGTTATAAATGTACGACCTTGTGCATTAGTATCATTTTCTTGATGGTGACCTGTCAACATCATGAGTGTGAGATAACGAGTGTTCGCACTAACAAACGTTTCATTCCATCCCGTCAGAGCGTGGCCAGTCAAATCACCAGCATCTGCTCTCATATTAGTAATATAAGATGATGATGTATTACCAGTAATAGTAATATCTTCATTACGAGTAAATGTATCTGTTGTTTTATCCCATTGTAATAGGAAAGGATGATAATCTAAATTCGTATCGAAATACGGAATATATGCACAAGTATTTCCGGTACTAGTCGGATCGTCAAAGAAAGAAGAAGAATATTTACAAACTTTTCCGATTACTGTAGTTGTTCTAGCTCCTCCAGCACTTGTACCAGCAGCAGTTGGTGCGGCGCTAAAATAGTGCAAGTCAGTTGTGTTATTACTATCTGCATTATGTTTAGTTACATATTGTTGATAATCATTATCATGATTATTATATAGGTATATTGCTTTACCATCGACATCAGATCTACCGCAAAATTGAATATTATACGGATTACGCATAGTTGTATTATTAGTCGCATTTGTCCCAGTAAATTCTGCTCCTTTATTGCGACCAAGACCCCACATCGGTCTTGCTACATATGCATCATATCTTGTTTGTCTAGTGATAATAGAAATCCAATCAGTACCTGCTTCCCATATTGTAGGAAACATAGGATGAGTAATCTCAGTTGAACTACCTTGACCATCATAATAATGCTCGTGTGTGGGTTGATATTCGTCCCATTCACCATCAGAATTGTACCACGCCATCCATCGATACCAATTATACCAGCTTTGCATATTTAACCATAAATCTACAGATTTATTATCAGTTGGATTAGTAATGCGTCTGATCGGTGATGAAATTACAGTTGGATCCATCGATAACATAGGCCAAAAATCTACATTATTATGCCTGTTGTTTGCGTATGTAAAAGTGGTTTGTGGACTATATGTGGTTGATTTAGTCAACGCTAGTGTGGCTGGTCCGCCGCCAGATCTAAAAGTATTACCCGAATCTGTTGGATAATAACGATTGGGAGCATTAGTATATTGTCTCGCTTGATTCTTATCCATATCTTTACGAAGATGCATCATTGAACCAAAGATAGGAGCTAATGTAGCTTTGTCATGACCATCTGCTTCGATCCAAATACGAGTGTGATTTGGATTCGGACTTTCAATTACCATTGTGGTACCTTCGTTTTCAGTACCCCAACCTTTAGTTGTGCCTCTTACCTTAGCCATGTTTATTTCCTAATCGGTATTTTGAAACCAGTCGACTACTTCGTTAATATCAACCCAATCTGAACGACTGCCATCGCCATTAGTTTTCCATGGTTGATATCGAATTGAATCGAGAGTATCATCTTCGTTGATAATAAAAACTTCTGCTACACCATCATCAAGTGTAGCACGATGATTAACTGTTACAATTACAGTATTTCCATTTTCATCGAATTGAGTTGTTTCTTTTGTAAAATCTATCTGAGCCATATTTATTACCTAAATACAAACACAACATACAAGTTCTCACCTGCTGTAGTTGATCCAATCTGTGTGATATCTACTGTTACATAATCTCCAGCTACAAATGAATGAGATAAACTCGTCGTAGCACCAGCATTATTACCATCTGCTATAGAAAAATTCTGTAAAGAGACACCGTTTTTTCTTGCAGTTAAATTTATATCAGCTCCAACTGGAGCAGTATCTACATAAGCATAGATATTCGATAAAGTATAACTGTCGTGTAAATAAAATCTCTTCGTACCAGTATTTATAGTCAGAGCACCTTGATACCGATACGCTCTAATATAATCATCTACATCAGTGGGTGTATTAGTCAACTGTGCATAATCAATTGTTAAATTAGCTTCATACTGAATTACGTCATTTGCTGTCACGACATAATTAGTAATATATCCCGAGTCATTCACAAATTCGCTAACATTTGTCGGTGTATTTGCTACTTCACTATAATTTACTGATGTGAGGAAAGATGTGAGATCTGGTGGTGTGTAAGTAAAAACACCATTTACAGTATCATACGAAAGTGTACCAGTATTTGATGCGGGATTTTGTGTGACACTTAAATCAGATAAACTAAGAGTATTTGCACTACTACTTCCACCACCGGGAGTTACTTTTACCCATTGCGATGAACTACCATCATTGTATAGAACGTATAATATTAAATCAGTAGGATCAAACCATAAGTCACCAGCATCTGCTGTTGTAGGTGGATTTACACCTGATGATAATGATGTGCCTGAAGGTACGACTTGAACCCATTGATTCGAAGACCCATCGGCATAATACATGTACAACAATAAATCTTCTGAATCAAACCATAAATCTCCATTGCTAGGAGAAGTAGGAGCTGTAGTACCAACAGTTACAGAGGCGCCTCCGCCCCCGCCCCCGGAGCTAATATTGACAGTTCGATTCCAACGGCTTTTAGTACTATCATACGTATAGACAACACCGTTAACTGTAACGGTTTGACCATTGATAGGACTATTTGGAAAATCTATTTGTGCCATTTATTTTACCAGTAATGATCGAACTCTTTAAAAACTGATTTACTATCTGTATAAAAATCACAGTTTAAACATATTCTAGTTTCGTCGCCAGTATGCGGTAACGGTGTATGCATTAACCATGGTGGAAAAATGTATAAGTAATTTTCTCTTATCTGTATTATATATTCTTCATCATCATACTTAAAACAGAATTGTCCGCCCGATTTGGGCACATTAAAATATGTAACCGTACATAAATTTGGTTTTATATCTCCATGATTATGATGATGAAATTTCCAAGTAAATTGTTTTTCAGGTGTTTGAACATATGTCCACGATTTCATCTTATATGATTTATCTTCACCAGCTAAATAAAATATATTTCCTATTGCAGCCTCGTATTTAGGTATTAATTCAAGATGTGCATCATCATAACCAACACTATAAACAGGGTTTTTTAAATTTGAGTACTCGTCTATCTTATTACCAAAACCTTCGATAATATTATTTTGGTGTTTTTTAAATATATCTTGTATATCAATTTTCGTCTCAATAAAAAACGGGTTTTTGTTTACATCTAAAAGATAATTTATCATAATCTAATACCATATTTGTTTTTCGACGGTACCGGTACCGCCACCTCCGCCGCTACCTCCTCCGCTTTGTAGAGTTGGTTGAATTTTATTAGCTGCAGTAATTCGGATTGTTTTATCAAATGAAAATTCTGGTTCTGGTACAGTACTTATTATACTAGTAGTTGACGGTTTTAGTACATTTAATATATTGTTGTGTGTAAATTGAGTAAATGTATTTGAACTATATTCTATCAAACTTTGATCTGCTGCTAAAGGAGAAGAAAAGTGTGTAACTGCAGTATTTCCTGAAACTGATCCGGATAAAAATGCCTCGAGAGTTGCAACATCTGTTGTCGATAGTGCCTCGCCCAATACACCGATTTCTCTAAAATATCCGGGATTTTGACCTGACCAACCAAAAATATCAATTGTTGTACCGCTACCGACTCGATCTGTAGTGCCAACATTTGTGCCATTTACATAAAATGTTTGAGTACCACTATATGACGTAGCGCTAGATCCATTGCCAACTACAATTAAAGATTGCCATTGAATAGAGATGTTATAACCTGTGTCTCTAAATGCTCCATTACGATTAGAATACATACCCAAATCTGTAGCATTATTATTTACGATGACCTTATGGTCATTATTACCACGCCACAATGTTCTCCAACCGCTATTCGAAACACGTGGATACCATACACAAAACAGTGTATAATTTTGAGGTAAAGTAGTAGTTGTTGAATTAGAAATACTAGCGGTTGCAGATAGATCGATACAACTTAAACCATCAATAGTATTTCTATTGACGGCAGTCCAATTAGTATTAATATAAAAATCATTGATCGTGCCGCCTGAAGTGTGATTGGAAATATCAAGATGACTCATAGCACTATGAGCATTGACAAATCCTTGCAGAGTTCTATTTCCTTCAGTATCTAATCGATAACCACCCATTTGAGCGGTGACAGTGGGCTCGTCGTCTCCAATATATAGTTTAAATTGCTGCGTGCCTTGTGATTGAAGATCTAAGCCAGTTCTCGTAGATCTAATTGATGTACCTTTGTACGGTACGCCTAAAGTATTATCGTCACGATAATCGTTTGATAAAAATGAATAGGCAGTAGTTGTAGATGCAGCCATATTTACACATCAATGTTTGCTAGGATATCAGAAAGTCCAGCTCCAGTAACTACGATATCAACATTGGTATCAGCGCTCGATGATGTAGTGATAGATGTAGTAGTAGCTCCTCCACTAAATGTAAGAGTAGAACCATTAATCGATAGATTTACTGTTGTAGCGATTCTATTACCATCTATACCAAATGCACTAACTGCAATAGTTGAATTAATATTTGATCCGGTATAATTATAAGAAGCTTGTGCAGGTGTAATTGTCACATTAATCGGAACAGTCGGAGTTATTTGGTGAATTGTTCCGTATGAATCTCCTTCATTAACAAAAGCAAAAATTCTATCTGTAGAATCTCTGCCTACACTACCTAGCCCATATGGTATGCGGCCGGATTCTGTCCAACCATTTACAGCATCAAAATTGTAGATAGCAAAATTAGAATAGTGGAAAACACCCAAAAGAGTTCGCGAATCGTTTAACCATATAATATTTCTAATTGTATGTGTTGCAATTTCATGGCTATGATGTGTTAATGCTTTTGGATTAGCCGCATCAATCGAGTATGTTACAAATGTGCGGCCTCCGGGTACAGAGTCATGAGCTGCATATGATCCTTCGAGAGGGAATAGGGTAATATATTTGTTTCCACCATATGAATGAACTTCATTATACAGCATAGAATTAAAACAGCCGTCGCCGCCTTGAATACCTAAACCGTCGTTGAGATATGTAGAACTTAAATCTCCGCTAACTGTTACATCTTCATTCCTTACAAATGTATCTGTAGATTTTTCCCATTGGAAATAGAATGGAAAATAATTATTGCTTGTATCAAAATACGGTGTATACCAAGCTTTATTACCTGCACTTAAAACATCATCGAATACCTTTGATGACGCTTTATGTTGCTGATCTAAGCCAGTCGACATAGATCGTTCACCGCCATAATTATTACCAGAAGCAGAAGGTATAGTATTAAAAGTATGTAATACTGTTTCTGTATTAAGATCTACATTATGTCTTAATATATAATGCAGACGGTCATAGCGATAATCAGTGAGTAACCAAATTGGTCTATCATCTATATCAGATGGTCCAATAAACTGAAAGAAGTTATAATCTCGGCGAGAACCAATATCAGTTGATGTCCATTGTGGAAATGGACCTGCTCTCATTAAACCAACCCGATGGAAATTTCCTCTCACATTACCTCTTTGTGCACCTCCATCTCTATGATAAACTCCTGAATAATAATTGGTTCCAGGCATTTTATATAAAACTTCACCTGGATGATTTATTTCAGTATATCCTCCGGGCCCGTTGCTATAGGAAAATCCGCCAGTGATAGAAACTTCGCTGATTTCTGCATCAACACTAATATTAGACCAATATTTGTGTTCACGTGAATATGAAGCACCACTCGTAGAACTCAGTATTAAGCTAGTAATACCATTTTCAGTTGTCCACATCGCAGGTCTGTATGGTCGATCCGGATCCATTGACATAATTGGTCCAGGCATAATATTACATTGAACACTATTACCAGTAGTGGTAGTGCCATTCATTGTTACACATTCTTTTGATGTTGCAAGTACACCGCCATGCATACCGCCAGCATTAATTCCTCCCCACGTAGAATAACCATGCCTTGTTATTGGCTGAAAACCTGTACCAAATTTTGCGTGCTTATTAAAAATAGGAGATAGAGTTGTTTTATCATGAGCATCTCCATAAAAATATATTTGATTTCTGCCAGGTCGTGGATCTTCTAGGACAGCAATTATATTGCGATGTGGATCTTTAATCTTAGGCATTTTGCTCTCCGGTAGTGATCTCTTGATACCAATTGACCACTTGATTTAAATCATCCCATGGCACTCGAGTTCCATTTGTCGCTGGATACCATGGTTGTACCATTAAAAGTGTATGAGAAGAATCTTCAAGACTAATACGATATATTTTGGCTTCGCCATCTTCGAGCGTAGCAAAGTATTTTTCTTGTTCAGATGGATTATCTAAATTTTCTTCGATAATAAACTCCATCATGTTCTCCTATATTTTATTTGTATATACAAATCTTCGCCTTTATTTGTTGTACCAACTGCTGTCACATCAATAGTTAAATACCCACCATTTAATACTGATAAACTGAGGCCAGTTAAAGACGTAGATTGTTGTCCTGCGGTTATATTTATAGTTTGTAGAGTTGAACCTCCTGAATTAATTACTGCGGTTACTATATCATCTGCCGCTACACCCAAATTTGCAGTAATTTCTGTAATAGTAATATTGTAAGGTGCGTACCATCTCTTCGTACCAGTCAGGATATCGAGAATGCCTGTTGTGTGAGAGTTAATTACATACTCGATTTCGTCTCTGATTTGTGTACTCACCTGATTAGCAGTCACATTATTCACTGTCTGCGTTGTTACGATATCTTCAATTTTAGACTGAAACTGAACAGTATCGTCTACGTATTCGCCCATATCCTTTACTTTAAATTTAGAGTGAGCACCGTCATATATCAAACAAACATTATCGATGTCATTAATCGTTGGTTTTGGTTTAATTTCTACAGGTGTAGAATGTCCTTCTTGATCGTGTTGGAAATATAGTTTATAATTGCCATTAGGCCACGTTTCAACTTCGAGATCTCTGACTTCAATTTCTCCTCTCATACTCGAGTGTACACCACACTGATAGAATATAGTATTAGGTGCGTCATTAGCTACGTTTAGAACGAGTGTACCAGTTTGATTTCGAGAGCCAGTGACACCATCAGTATATTCACCGTAATAGGTACCTGAAGAAAAGTTATTGCCGTTATCAGTTGTCAGATAGAATGGGTGACCGCTGACGTCGAGATTGAATGTATATGTACCGCCTCGATACACAGGACCGAGTGTAGGATTATCACCCATCGCCGTGTTTGAAAAAGTAAAGGCTCCGATATTTAAAACTGATACATCGTATTCTACATTGGGAGCTACGAGAGTGGGAGGAGTTATTACATCAGGAATATCGATGAATAGTCTTTGTACTTCTGTTGTTGCTCCGTCTCTGATTTGAGGATGAGATATACCAGTCACATTGAGTGTCGAGGTCGACCAAGTTGGTACGTTATCTAAACCAGCACCTTCAATCCACTTTAAATATATTTTATGAGTCTGTGTCATATTGCCAGTCATTTCATGCGCAGCAAAATTGAACACAGTATATTCCCCAGTGGCATAGAGAGGAACACTCGCTTGATCAATACCTCTTATCGCCAATCGTGTGTATGCAACTCGACCTGCATCCCACGTCCATTTCCAATTATTTGGAGAATAACCATGACCAGCTAGCGGGAAATCTACGTTGATTCTAAAAACTTCTGGATCGATAGCTAAATCGAAGTCGAGTATTTTATCTGTTGAAAAAGTTGTGTCGCCAAGATAAATTGTATTACCCGACAAATACAAATCTCTAAATCTATTATTAGCAGAACCTAAATCATATGTCACATCTGTATCTGGTATGAGATGCTCTGATATCACACCATCGTATATCAGATTCGCATCGCTGATAGAGCCTGTTGTACTGACAACGGTCGATCCACCTATCTCAACCCACTGTGTTGATGAACTATCATCATAGTATATGTAGGTTTTTAGATTGCTTGGATCAAACCACAAATCGCCCACACTGGCGCCCGCGGGAGACGTTTCTGATATAACAATTTCAGCGAGGGTATTTGATGTACTAAACTCAACGCTTTTTGCTGATGCGTTGGTAGTAATAATAATATTTTCGCCAGCAACGAGTTCAACAGTGTCAAGGCCTTCGGCAATAACAGTGTTTTGGCCCGCGACTGACCAATATTTAAAGGTAGAGTTTAGACTAACTTTGACTTGACCTGAACCCAGATCTTCGACTGTAAAGCCGCCATCTGTGCCAAATCTGAGAGAACTAACAGACGAAACTACATTTGATGAAACATTTGATGAGTCTATTAGACCGACATCAAGAAAATCACCGGTGAGGCGATTATCCCCACCGGATGTATTTACTGCATAAAGATCATCATTTTTAAAATAAAGCCTCAGAAAACCATCATCTGAGGCTCGAGCTTGACTATTAGCTAAATGCGGTAGCTGTAACCCAGTAAATAATTTGTCTGACATAATAAATCCAAATTATGAGTTATTATGCACCGACGATAAAGACTTTTACTCCCGCCAACTGGACAAGTGAGGTTAGTGTAATGGTGTTCGAAGTAACTGCATCGACATCCACACTAATAGACGATCCATTTGTATCTGCAACTCTAATCGTAAAGAAGTTAGGATCAGAGAGATCGAGGTTGTGAGTAATTGTCGTCGCCGAACCCTGACTAATCGAAACGTTAGCGTTGCTATACACTTTTACCGCTGAACTAGAAAGCGATGATACTTGTGATTGCAATGTTGCAATGTCAGAAGCATTATTAGCTGCGTAAGTTTGTACTGCAGTCATCTGCGTCTGTAATGTAGCGATGTCGCCAGCATTATTAGCAGCATATGTCTGTAGGTTAGTTACGCTAGTTTGTAGTGTAGCAATATCACTGGCATTATTAGCAGCATAAGTTTGTATTGCAGTCATCTGCGTTTGCAGAGTTGCAATATCACCAGCATTATTGGCAGCGTAGGTTTGTAGATTAGTTACATCTGTCTGAAGAGTCGCAATATCACCGGCGTTATTAGCAGCATACGTCTGCAGATTTGTGACATCTGTTTGCAGTGTAGAGATGTTAGACTGATTAGTGCTAACGTTACTAGCTAGAGTAGAACCAGCCAATGTAGCAGGAGTAATTGCTCTAGTAGTATCTGTACCAGTATTAACTTCGCTTTGCGTAGCTAGCTCAATAATACCAGCGACTGCATCTGTTGCGCCTTCAACATTTCGTTGAATTACAGATGCGTCAGTAGCAGAAGTAAAGAGTACAATATCTCCAACTTCAACAACGCCTGATGGTGAGAATGTGACACCACCTGCTGTCAAAGTACCGGCTGTATCAACTACATATTGAAAACCAGCTTCTTTGTTAACTGTACCAGCATTTGATGGGTTAATAACGCCTTTGTATACAACGTCACCAGAAACAGTAAGCGCATCTCTTACCCACGCGCTACCATCCCAAATAAATGGCGCTGCAACAGTAGTATCAAATACTTGTAAACCTACGTTGCCGCTACCAAGACCTCCACCTAAAGTAGTTCTTTCTGTGGTGGTGACATTTTGGATACGGGCATTGACTAGTTGACCTACTTTTACTAGATCAATATCATGATAGTATTCTTTTGATGCCATCTTCTATTTCCTTTAGTAGTGAATTATAGTTAGTGTTGTTCCTGTTAGATCTAGGTTTGATTCTATATTTATCTCAGTTATCGTTCTATCAATTACTGGATATACTCTAACATTGTCACTATCTCTTACAATAAAATATTCTACAATATTTATAAGATTTTCGACTTCTAGATCTACTGTAAAACTTGTTCCAGATAAAGCGCGTGTAAATGTTTGAAAATCATCGAGTGTAGTTACTTGTAAATTTACACCAGATGCAGATGCAACACCTACAAACGTATCAAATACAAATTTTTTCTGTACCGCATCATATGTAAGTAGAGTGCCGTCTAACGGTGGATTGAGCGTATCGAATTCGACATCGTCCAATCTTCTTAGTTTTACTTCACCACTACCTGTCGCGCCAACCAGTCCAAATCTATTAAACATCTCACTGGCTTTTTTATCAAAGCCTTTTTGAACTGTCTGAATTTTCTTATTGAATTCGTCTAATGCGTCTTCAATTTGAATTTTATAATCAGGTGCATCTTTACCCGCTGGACCCTGAGGACCTGTATCACCTTTTGGGCCTTTGGCGCCCTTAGCACCTTTTGGTCCTTTTGGACCTATTTTACCTGTTAAACCTTGAGGACCAATATCACCTTTTGGTCCTTGTAATCCTTGAGGTCCTGTTTCTCCTCTTGGTCCAATTTTTCCTTCTGGACCAATTGGTCCTGGTATACCTTGTGGACCTTCTAAACCTCTAAGACCGCGTAAACCTTTTGGACCTTTATTTCCTTTTAGACCAGTTGGTCCTCTATCACCTTTTAATCCTGGTGGTCCCGGTACACCTTGCGGACCTCTTGGTCCAATATCTCCTTGAAGGCCTTGTGGACCGACTGGTCCGCCCGGATCTCCTTTTTCTCCTTGCGGTCCTTGAGGACCTGCCGGTCCTTCTGGACCCTGAGGACCTGTATCACCCTTGAAACCTCTTGGACCTTCTTCACCTATAATCCCCGGTGGGCCTTCTGGACCCTGTGGACCTGCTGGACCTGCTGGTCCGATCGGGCCAGTAAAACTTTTGAGTGTCTTGATATTTTCTTTTAGACTATCAAGTTTCTCATCAGTCCTTTTGTCTAATTTTTTATATAAACTTACCGAAAAGGCTTTGTTTATAATGTCATTGAATTCGTCCATTTCTATACCGCTTCATCGATAAATCTCGTCATACTTTCAATTAATTCCATTTGTGATATTTTTATGGCATCATCATAATCATTTTGCTCTTTCTTCGAGTCATCCGGTATTAACTTATACGATTGCTGAGGTACAGGAGATTCTTCTGATGGACCTCTCATATTATCTTCTTCAGCTGCAGCTTCTTCTTCGTCAGCATATCGTGGATCAGTCATTTCAGTCTTGATTTGCTTATCAATTTCAGCAATTTCTTCTTCAGATTGCTGTAATACATATCGTCGTACGTATTCATGTGAATAATATTTACCAACCCACTCTTCCATTTCTCTTAATAAACCTGCACGATCGCGGTTCATTTCCATTGATTTTAGTTCTTCGAAATAATTATCGACAGCAAAATCAAACTGAATTTGATCTTTCCACTCTTTCCAATCTTCGACGGTACAAATCTGCTTTAAAATCAATTGTCTTTCGAGAAGCTTTAAGAATAATTCAGAAAACTTATTCCTTAATCGAAGAATAAACTTACTGAATTTTACTTCGTCTCGAGATATTTCAGTAGCGCGACCAAGAGTGTATGTAGTTTCGGGTTGTAAACGGGTGATAGGAACGTTAAGAGAGCGATATAGATTATTTTGGAAATAAACAACATCTTCAATTTCTCCTAAGTTTTGACCTCCAGGCAATGTAGTAATTTCTGTTCCCTTACCACCTTCTCGCCGTGGTAACCAGAAATCTTCTAACATAGTCATGAATTTACGGTCGTCTCTGATTTCACCAGTTGATGAATCATAAACGACTTTATTCTTAAATTTGGTCATGATATCGGCTAGGTATTGCTCAGCTTTCGCTTTTGGCAAACCGCCAACATCTACATAAAAGATTCTGCGCTCGGGCGCGCGGGAGATGCGATAGATAACCAGCGAATCTTCCATTGAACGCAATTGATTCAATGGCCGAATAGCTTTATGTAACCATGATAAGATAAGTTTGTTATCGAGGCTTTGGTTACCAGACGTACAATATACAATAGCGTCTCTCGCTATCTTAACGCCTTCTGCAGATGCGGAACCTGATGTTCCATAGGTATTCATAGTCGAACCAGTTACTGACCCTGTACGTTTCAGGAAACCAGAGGGACTGTACATGTAATATTCGTTGATGAGTTTTTCTATTGTAACACCAGTTTTTGGATCTTTTTCTTTCTTAATTTCTCGTACTTTTTTGATATTACGAGGATCTACATATCTTACTTCAAGAATACCTTTTGCTGGTTTTTTCTCATCAACTAGAACATGATAATAGAGACGGCCGTCGACATACCATCGCCTGAAAAGTTCGTAACTTAATTTATTAAATTCCAAGAGTCCTAATATATTATCGAACTCTTCCATGATAGTTTTTTTGATTGATTCAGGTTGTTTGATATCGTCAAGAACAATAGAGATAGTGTCTTCGTCACTATCTTCTACAATAGCTTCGTTACAAATTTCTTGAATAGCCATATCGATGGTGGGATCGAATGATATAGCTCTATACTTATTGACTAATTCTGCTTCTGTTCTGACTGAACCGTCAAGATCTACGTAAGTGCCGTAGACACCACCTGCTGCAACGGTTAACGCGCCGTCTTCATTGGTGGGAGGGACAAAAGAGACGAGCTTTTCTTGCTCTTTCTGCTCTTTCTTCCTATTGATTTCAAATCCAAAGAGGTCCATTCATTATCTCCGATGAAATAAAGGGGATTATAGTTATTTATAATCCCCTCTATTGTTATTCAAATTGGACTTTAAGATCCAGGATTGAAGTAATCAAATGACCACGTTACTGTATAAGTACCGATAGTATCGTTTGTATTCCAATCTAGTTCGATAGTACCAACATCTGAGGGCCAGCATCCAACGAGTGTGTATTCACGAAGCTTTGATCCAGTTTTTCCGTAAAGCTTGATCGTAGCATCTTCTTTGTAATCCTCAGGCGAACCATAAGAACGGATGTTGGATGGACCGTCATTTACCTTACGGGCCCACTCTTCGAGTACCGCGCGTTGACTGAAGTCTTCTTCGATCATTACAGTAGTTGTCCACTCGGCAAATGTTCTATCACCAGCAACTTTTACTTTTCGACCGAAATAAGGTACTTCAATAATGCCAGTCGTAAATGTAGGTACTTGCGAAGACATACAGAGTAGATTAAACTCTTCACCCAAAGTCGTAACCTGCACTTCAAACAAGGAGGGACGATACCCTCCTTGACTGAGAGCCGCTGACTTAAAGTTCTGTACGCTAAATGGCATTTTATTCTCCTATTTTATTTTTATTTATACTATTTATTAGAAATTCCCAACAACTTCGGAGAATTCTACGCCAGATCGTACAGCGACAAAATTCAACTGAATGAAATTGATGCTTCGAGCGGGTTTGATGTAGATATCTCCAACAAACTCGTTACGATCAATAACTTCACCAGTATTATTCGTCTCATCAGCCACTACTAAGAAATCAGTAATACCGCGACGACCTTGTACATCTCGTAGGTAAGGTGTTACGAGATTTACAAAGCTAGCTCGAGTAAACTCATCATTGAATTCGAAGAGAGTAAACTTCGATGCGGTAGCAATTGCTTTCTCAAGTACAATAAACAATCTTCGTACATTGATTCTATCAAATGCAGATGGCTTCGCAAGCAATGTCTTATCACCGAACATTACAATACCTTGTCCAGGGAAGTTGACAATCGGATTTACACCGTTGCTATACAACAAGTCACGTTCTGCTTTCTTAGGATTCCAAGCGAGTTTGACGATGTTCTTAATATTACCTCTATTAAATCCTGCAGGTGAATACCAAGGATCACGCGTGTCATCTGTGCGCGCACAAAGACCAGCAATGTCACCGTTCATTGGAATCCATCGATATACATCATTATACTTATCATATTGATATTTGTAACCGCTATCCATCACAGCGTATGAAGTAGATCGAAGGGCAGATCTAAAATCATTTACGTCTTCAGTAATATCAGTTACATTTCCAACTACATCCTCTTTCTCCGGAGATACAAATACTACACAATCTTTTCTTGACTCTGCAATATTATCGATTAGATAGTTAGCCAGTTGGAAACCTTCAACGATTCGGCCACCATTAGTAGTAGCACCGCCGCGAGATTTGCCTGTCAAGATTAATGAAACATCAATATCTTCGCCTGACTTAAACTTATCATATGCTCGAAGAATATCTCCAAGATTATTTGTAGTTGACTCAGAACCAATATCGCGCCCCATAGTCATTGACATTGATAGTGGAGCGGTTGCTGTTGATGATGCAAGCAATAAAGCTGTTGCTGAAGGAGCGGCTGTAGAATCGTTTGCCCACCAAATCCACTTAGAAGATTGGTTGATGACATCCTTATAATACAGATTAGCGCCGTCTTTGCTCTTCGCATCAGTAGCTCGAGAAAGACCAGACCAAACTTCAAGAATAGTGTTTGGTGTACCGGTGATTTCTCCATCTTCGTCAACGACTACAACATGCAACTCATCATTTGCGGCAGTATTACCTTGAGCAGCCATAAATGCTGACTGACCAGGTGCACCGCTTACAACACCCCAAAAACCCCAAAATCTTTCGAAGGAGCTATTTGTAACTGAGATGTTTTCTGATGTGACAAGATTTTCACCAAAATGAACCGTAGTGCTAGTTGCAGTTCCTACAGGATCGATTGCTGTAACTTCAAGATACTGCATACCAATCTCTGAATTACCAACTTTAATCAAATCACCCACATTGAGTTCATCAGTAACATCACTTACAGCTGTATTAGTAGAAGCGCTAACCGTACCGGTATTTGAACCGATGTTGATTGCCATTGTAGTACCAGCTGCTACAGTTACTGTACTATTAAATGCTGCTGCGCTATCACATACTGAAACTTTCAATGAATTACCCAATGTTCCGGGGTATTTGGCGATGTACATAACTGCATCGTCAAAATTTCCATCGATTCCTGAATCATAATGATCTTCATTTTTTACAATATGATTAGATATCAACGCAGTTGTTGAAAGTGCTGAAGTATTAGCAATTGCGTTAAATGACCATTTGGGATCATGAAATTCAAAATCGAAGGTGCCGGTCGCACCAGTGTAAGTAGATCCAAGAAGAGTAATACGAGTTTGGCCGCGCCGAGTTAATGTCATATCACCATCGCCTTCTTGACCGGCGACGAAATTAATTGGTGAACCACCTCGACTAGCGCTCAACTTAAAGCTAAGATTATCTGATGCTACATCAACAAGGAAATAAGGTGTTACATTGTCGACCGCGGTAGGCAAATTATTTGAACTAGACAAAAACACTTGTTCGCCTTCGAGAAGAGTCAAAGGTGTATTCAATACAATAGCATCTGAGGTAGCATTAATGGTAGTTGTAGAATCTCCAGAATTAAAATCAATCTCTGAAGAATCAACTATTACTTGTGTATCTAATGTAGTTCCAGCCACCATTTGACTAATGATATCATTATCTTGAACACTTACTGAAGCAGCATCTACAATAAGATTAGTGCTATTGTTTACAGCATATGCGTTAATGCGATTGATATTACCAGTCGAGTGATGAGCTCGAGATACATGCAGACGATTAGCATATGACAAAAAGTTAGCTGCTGTAAACCAGGTTTCTGCATTATCAGAATCTGGCTTACCATAAACTGAAGCTAACTCGCTTTCAGATACAACGAGTGAAGGCTTATCTACCGGTCCCCACTTAAAAACGCCTGCAATTGCGGCATCGGTCGTGGCTACGGCAGGGATTACAGTGGTCAGATCGATCTCTGTAACATTAACGCCTGGGCTTAATTGAAAAGGCATAAATTTATCTCCCTTATATTTTTTTAATTATGTAAGCGTACATTTATTTATAACAAACAGCATTTCTATATTACATCAGCCACGAGTAATCATTTCCTCTGGTCGTGATCGGTTGAGGATCTTCGAATTCTTTCTGACCGTCATCAATGAATCCAAATGGTACCAACTCACTAAATACTTTTTCTTCATTCATTTCTTTTAGGTTTATAACCGTATTTATATCAGTCAATTCTTTGAAAAATCTTTGATTAGATAGCCAACCAAATAACACTAAACACATGACTAAATCATCATGATTTCCAGGTTCCGCTTCGTAAGAAGTTCCTTTTTGACTGAATGTAGAGAATTCTCTAATAGTTTCGAAATCATTAATTATAATTTGATTTTGTTCTACGAGTAATTTAATCATAGAACAACCTATTGATTTGACTGATTTAGTAGTACGAATACCTTTATCTGCTCTACCATTAAAACCTGCTACACCTGATAAAAGACGTTTGCCTTCTCGACCATTATTTTCGGTGAGTAGCATGTTTTCATATTCATATTCTTCGAATACAATACCGGCCACTTGTTCCCCGATATCGTTTACTTCGACTAGTATATTAGCATTATTATAATATTTTGCTGCGGCGTGTACAGCAGATGCGTAATCTACAGGTGTAATCATATTATTACGGTATGCACCTACCTGTACATATGGCATCTGTGAGATATCGATGACTTGGAAAGCTGAGTAATCAAGGCCCTTGCCTCTACTTACATCTACAACTATGACATAATTACCATTTTCTTTTGGTTCTTCATATACTATTATACCGCCTACTTCTTTTATCGGTTCTTTATATACGAGTTGTTTGAGTTTCCAGCCTGATATTAATGTGCCAGATGATCCGAGGAATTCACACTCCATTTCCTGAGCGAATTTCTCTGTGTCAAAATCCATTGCTGCGAGTGTTTCTTCTCGCCATTTATCATCTCGTCCGGGTACATCAGTCCATTGAACCTCTACGAACTGATACCCGTTCTTCCCCGCTTTCGCTCCTTCGCACGTCTTGTAAAAGTGATTCAGACCGTGTGGTGTCGACGTCAAAAGAATTTTGGTTGACGTACCAGAAGAAATTGTAGGAAAGACCGAAGCGAAGAATTCGTCCCAGTTCTCTACGAATGCTGTTTCGTCTATATACAGAAAAGATACAGATTTACCTCTGATAGCCGATGATGATGTAGCTGCCGCCAAAATCTTTGAACCATTTTCAAATTCTACTGATCCTTTGTTCCATTCGATGACACCTTGTTGCAACCATTTAGGAAGAGCCTCATAAGCTGTCTTGATACGATCCAATATTTCTCTTGCAGCGTCTCCTTTATTTGCGAGAAGAGCGACAAGCTTATGATCGTTAAAAAGAATATAGTGAAGTATAAGACAGACAGCAGTCGTTGTTTTACCCGCTTGGCGGCTAGTAACCACGCATGTTCTTCTGTGGTCTGTAGTTTTTTGAATGATGTCTTTTTGATATTCATAAAGCTTAATCGGTATAAGTCCATGGTCGACGTGAACAATCTGAATATACCGCTCAGCAAAATATATCGGGTCTTTGGCGCATTTAATAAATTCTTGGACCATCTCTTCGGTCCATTCAATAGTAACGCCTTTTCTTTTGAGGTTTACATTACCAAGATATGAACGATAATCCTCAATATCTTGAATATCAATTGTCATCTTTATTCATCAACTTTAATAGGTCACTAGTAGAGCCTACAAAAAGATTGTTGTTGACTGTTTCCTTTTTATCTTCTGGTTTTTCTCCAGTCAGTTTTTGTTTCTTTTCGTGCATACCCAACAGATCATTATTCATATCACCCATTGTTTTAATCATTGTAGCGAGTACTTCATATGCTCGAGGATGTTGTGATTGATCTGCTACGGCGAGTAATTCGTCAATGGCGCTGTGACCCTTCTCAATCAAATCATAGAAATTTTGACGTACATATTTGGTGTCATTCTCAACTTCTTTATCAGTTTCATGTAGAGACGGACGATATGTAGTGGGCAATGGCTTATCATCATCTATTTCTATAATCGTAGTAGATTTGACATCAAGAATATCATCTAATTGATTTTTATTTTCTTTCATTTTTACTCCACATCCGGGTACGGATCTCCAATATCGACTACAACACCATAATTAGAATCAGCAGATATTTCAGCTGACGGTATAGAACTAAGATCAGGACTACTAATAGTTACTGTTGGTGTACTCGTATATCCTGAGCCTCCATTATTTACTATGATCTCATAAACAGAATCTACATCAGTGTCTATTGTAACTGTTGCTGTTGCAGAATATCCTCCACCACCATATATTGTAGCAGTTGCCGTAGAATAACCTTTACCTGGATTTACTAATGTGATAGACGATACGCTACCATTTGTAATAGTAGCTATTGCTGTAGCTTGTTGTGTATTAATACTTGAATAAACAGTAGGCTGATTATTAGCTAAAAGACCAGGTGCATTTAATATTCTAGCGGCTTCTTCTAATCCAGCATCTGGCGCGGTAGTAATATCATCTATAAATGTAGTATCATATATTTCTGTATTAGCTAAACGAATAACAGTTTGTTGATAGTCAGCTCCAAAGAAAAATCCTTTCATAGTAAAATCTAGACTCCAGATCAAGGCGCGCCTCTCTTCAAATCCGCCTTCATATACATCGTCTTGTGAAGTACTTTGTAATACTAATGGTATATCGAGAGTTATATCAGGATCATCAGTCAATTGTACAGTTGTTGTCCATTCAGGTGTAAAGTATGGTAAAATTTGCTCGATAATTCGAGTGCCGTCTGTAGAATTTTTAACAAAGATAGAAAGGGTGAAATTAATATCGTAAGGAACTGGAGTATATCTAAACTTTTTTCTTTTGCCATGTGTATCGTTATGCGGTGTTTCTGCGAATTTATTAATAGTAGGTAATTTACGTTCACCAGCATATGAAAAACTTGTTATCTCAAATCCCATTCGAGGTAATACAATTGAGAATGGTTGTTCTTGTGGATCTCTACCACCATCGATTCCTTCAATTCTGGCTAAAAACTTTTCACGAGGTCCATATGACAGTGGTACTTTAACAACTTGTTTGACATTGCCAGTTGTATCTTGCCTATTAATTTGTATATCATTAAATAACGTGCCAAACAAAATGACATATTTTCTCAGAGTATCGTAATAGAAAGTGCGGCCGAACATTAGTATCTACCGCCTTCGCTAAATGGATCTTCTTCAGAAAAATCAATAAAATCAAGTGCTTGAGATTCAAATTCTGTTGTGTCGTCGAACACATCATCCGGATCAAATGATGATGCTCCCGTGGGCCTGCCGGTGTTCGCGTCAATTATTATGTTATTGTTTGCATCGAAAGAAAGACCATCAGTTGTTGTAGCTGCTAAACTGTATTGAGTTTCAAATTGATCAATAGCCGCAATACCGGTATTTAATTTCTCATTACTATATTCAAACTGTTCACAAATCAAATCATAGCATTGCAATGCGCCCATTTGATAAAACACAGGAGCTTCGTGTTCGGCAAACTTAATTACATATACTTTTTCTGTCAATGGAAAATAAATGATGTCGCCTTCTTTTGGTCTCGGAGAATTTTCATAGTCCCCGATAGTTTCATTATATCTTTTATTGGCAACAGTGAATGTGATCTCGTCTCTTATTTGTATATTAAATCTTGATAAGAAATCACCTTCGCCTTCGAATCCTTCGACATTTTTAATATACATTTCTATCTGATAAGAATAATCATAGGTAGATAACGCATCTTCATTTAGAATATTATCTTTCGATACGATAGTGCGTGGACAATACCATACGTCATGACCATAAATCTTAATTGATTCAATAATCAAATCTTCGATCAGGTCTTGCTCTGACGTATTAGTAAAGTTATTAAAATATGGATTTGTGGCCATACCTATGTACAATTCCTAAGTTGTGTGTATAATTAGCTAGTGCTAACCAATCATATCCATTACAGGCAAACTGTAATTGTTTACCATCTCATCTTCTAATCTTTTTATTTCAGCATCGGCTTCGTCATAGATCTGACGTCCGTTGAAAGTTACACCACCAGGTAATTGTAATCCTTCAAATTTCGTAAGGTTTGTACCCCATTGACGTTTGATTAATTGCGCCGTATAATATTGAAGCCAACGATCTGCCCATACATCTGTATATGTTGTAGGATCTACAAGTTCATAAGCTTCAACTAATAAAAATTGTCCTGCTTCTAGATCGCCGGCCGTCTCATCTATATGCAATCTATTTCGATGTCTATTATATCTAATTTGTGGTTTACCAATAAGTAACTCAGACACCAATGCTAGATGTTCCATTGTCATATAATAATCAAGCAATGCTACATTTGTCAATGTATACAAATCGTTTAATGCAATTTGATACCGAATATTAAAGATATCGCCCGAAGAAGTATTAGGATCACCGATTGGAAAAAGCTTTACAGCACCAACAATATTTTCTGGCAAATCAATATACTTATTTGCTACAGTATTTGCATCAACAACATGTTTATAATAGATTTTTTCAGTGCCGTCGAAGTGATAGTCCCAATAAAAACGCAACGCTTGATCGATCCTATCTTCAACTTGTAGATCGTCAACATTGATTTCTATTACAGGTTTACCAAGAGACCGAAGGCAATACTCCTTAAAATCATCTCTCGTTGTAGGAACTGCCATTTATTTTCTCCGTGCTTTAATTTATTTATGCAACTATGAGCGTGACCGCACTGTAATCTCTCGTGGAGGATTGATTCGCGTTGTTATATTATTTGGTTCAAATATTCTCACCGTAATGAATTGATCAATATTTATTGTATTACCAATTCCTGATAAAGTAGAATTAGTGATACCTCTAAATCCTGCTCTGACAAGTGTATCTGATTTAACACCGTCACCAACAACTATCGAATTAGTCATTCCATCGATGCCGATAACTTTTACTATTCTCTCTGCAGGTGATACAACTCTACTATTATTCTGAGGTAAATTAGCGCCTGTACTAATAATCTTACGCGTAGTAATACAAACAATTTGTGCAGATGTCGTCAGCGCGCCATCACCCTTAACTTTTCTCTTACCTTCGCCGCTGACAACAACAGAAGGCAACAGATTACCATTTGCTCTTTGATGCCTACGTGGTATAATTGCTATACCTTCGACTGTCGATTGAGGTCGTAGATCACCATTACCAAATACCTTATGGATACCAGAGCCAGAAACAGTAGGCGTAGGTTGAACAGCGAGTCCGTTCGACGTCACTATTCGAATATTTGACGGTGATTGAACTATTGAATTATCAGAAACGAGAGAACCATTAGCTTTAATAATTCTTTCACCGATTGCAGATATCGATGCATTATCTGAAATTAAATCACCAGATCCCGGATTAGTTCTTACTACAGCTGATGTGACAATTGAATCTGCCGCAACAAGACTGCCTGCCCCGACAATTTTTCTTTCACCTATACCGACAGATGAACTATCAGATATAAGCACACCGGTTCCTGTTATCGTTCTCTCACCAACACCAACCGAGCTACCAGTAGTAACAAGATTACCGCTAGCGGTAATAATTCTTTCGCCAACACCACTGACGATACAATTTGCAGGTTCAAAATTGGCGTCTATAATAATTGCAGATCTACCTGCACCACTCACCGTTGAGTTAGTCACAAGCGAGCCAGTACCCACTACCTTATGAATACCTGCACCGCTTACAGTTGATTGAAGTGTGAGATTAATATCAGTTGTGATTTTTCTTGTGCCGCTAGCGCCGACTGTTGATTGAGTAATACCAAATACACCATCGCTTGGTATAATTCTTTCGCCAATTCCAGATACTATGGTAGATATATTAAGATCACCATGAGCTATTATATTGCGATATACACTACTAGTGATTATAGACTGTGTTGAAATGAGCGAACCTGAACCTACAACGGTTCTTTCTCCAATTGGTGAAGTAACAAATATAGCTGTTGGTTGTAGTACCGCAGAACCAACAATTTTTCTCGTGCCGATACCTGCGATCGCCGCAGATGTTTGAATAGCAACAGCGCTAGTAATAGTTCGTGTACCATCACCAGAGACTACAGCATCTGAAGCAATGATATTTCCTCTCGCAACTGTAAAGACACCACCGCTACCTGATACTGAGGCTGCCGTTACTAAATTACCAGTAGCGGTAATAATTCTTTCACCTACACTGACAATGCTAGCTGATGTAACGAGATTACCTGCGCCCGTTACTGTTCTTTCACCTACACCGACAGCAGAATTATTTGAAACAATTGAACCAATACCAAATACTTTACGTGTACCAGTACCAGAAACTTGAGCTGTAGTTATCAATGATATAGATGTTGTAACAGATCTTTCTGTCGTGCCAGTCACTACACACGGTGATGGCTGTATATCACCGCTGATAGTAACTTTACGATTACCTGTACCAACTGACGAAACTGTAGTGATGAGTGCACCATTACCGGTAATCTCTCTTTCGCCTGTGCCGTTTACTGATGCCGACGTAGTAAGAGCAATACTTCCTACAATGGATCGATCACCACCACCGACAACTGAAGATCCAGTAATGATATTTCCTATGCCTGTAACTGTCCTTTCACCCGAACCAACCGAAGAGCTCGTTACTGTCAACGATCCATTAGCTACAATCTTTCTTTTACCAATACCAGATGCTGTCGACCTGATAGTAAGAGTATTGCTTTCTCCGTCTAGCGATCTATTACCAGTACCATTTACAACTGATAACGTTCCTAATTGGCCGTTAGCCTTGATAGTTCTTTCGCCATTTCCTACGACTGATGGAGAAGGCTGAATATTTCCAAATGCGATGACCGTTTTACTTGATACACCAGATACACTCGAATTTGATATACCAAAAACACCGTTAACAAATAGTATCTCGTGTTCACCTATACCATTTACACTTGAATTTTCTGATTGAATTGATGCGGTAATCGTGAGTTCATGAACACCATCACCAGAAATGGAGGAATTATTTTGAGGTAGTGATGATACTGACGTGATTGTTCTGCCACCGGTACCAGATATGGACGGCGTAGTAGTTAAGCTACCTACGGCTGTAATTTCTCTTTCTACAATACCATTTAAGCTAGAATTATTTGATACGAGTGAACCAGTACCAAATATTGTAGCAACAATAACTTCACCATTACCTGAAACAGCACAGTTATCTAATTGTAAATTACCGTCAGCTGTAATTTCTCTTTCAGCTACACCGTCTACATTTGAAAGTTGACCTGATACAACGTTAAATGTACCAGCCATACTTCCATGATACTGACAATTATAGTATAATGTATCAGGCGCATCATCAGGCACGACGAATGTAATGGTACCACTATCGATACCATTATTTGATACACCATCGTTATATTGATTTGTTGTGCCTGTACTCGATGTGGTCTTTATCCAGAATGGGTGACCTGATGCATCGATATTGAAATTGTATGTAGAACCTCGTTTGAGGTAAAGTGTTGGATTACTTAAGTCATCGAAGAGATAAGCACCAGCTCCATCATTAGTAACTTCGTAAGTAATCGTTTCAGGAGTATGAGCACCAACAGTGCCCGAACCTGACACGGTCCGGGTACCATTTCCTACAAAAGATGGAGTTGGTGTGAAATTACCGGTAGCAGTAACTTCGCGTATACCTGAACCCGTTACTGAAGACGGTCCAGATACAGCTTGACCTTGTGCTAAACTGACTGGAGTATGTACACCGCTACCTGCAACAGTCGCGTTGTCAGATAGTAAAGAACCCGAAGCTTCCTCGAACTTTTTTACATATCCGACATCAACATAATCGTCTGCTACATATATTATGCGTGCCACTGTCTACTCCTAAACGATAAACAGCCACGATCTTTCGATCGGGCTGTCTATGTTCTAGTCAGTTACTAGATCAATTAGGTGCAGTATATGTAAGCGAAGTAACTGACAGGGTGTCACCAGTACCAAGAGTGGTAGATGACAGCAAGATTGAGCCCGTTCCTGTATCATCATCAGTTACATCACCTTCGAAGATGGTGTTGCCTGAAGAATCGTGTACTTCAAACCAGGCTACAGTGCCAGCGGCAGTATTCGCATCTTCAGTAATTGCTGAAGCGGTTGCTACACCAGAAGCAGCTGCGCCAAAAGCAGTGGCTGAAAAAGTCAATGTAGCAAGCAATGAGCCGCCATTTGAAGTATAGAAGTTGAGTGTACCGGCTGAACCGCCCGCGTCAATCAGATCTACTACTGTGTCTGCGATCGTGTTCCGTACCAGAGTTGGGTGTTGAAGAGTCGCCATGAGCTTTTTCCTCGTTTCTAGGTTTCGATTGTAACTTTAAAGTTTTGATTGTTCCGTCGGGTTTCTTAATTTGAATTTCGCCAGATAACATTATTTATAAAACCTCGTTTTACACTATTCTAACTTTGAGATTAGATGGAGCTAAAGCAGTAATTTCAACCGTCGTTGTATTAGCTAATACCCAATTAAAATCAGTGCCAATGACTGCCCCTTGATCTCCTGTACTACCAGCATAATTCAAAGACACACCGTCAGAAGTAGGAGAAGTTAATCCACTACTTGTTAAATTATACGTTATAGCCAAATCAAGAGTTGAACCCATTGTAATATGATTTGCATCAGATACAGCTTCAAATTGTGTTTTGTCCATTCTATTTACTGCTAAAGCAGAGGCTTCTTGTATTGCACCTTTTTCGCTATTGATTGCTGCATTTGTCCACGTATTTGTAGCGTAAGTAATATTACTATTATATTGCCAAGTGCCGCCATTATTTCTTGCTATACTTCTTTCACCATCCGTATTATGTATAATTTTCCACGTAGTTCTATTATCAGTACTAAAACTATAGTAAATATCACCATCGTTTTTCGCTTCGGTAACTGTTACGCCGTTTATATCATTCCAATTTGTTGTATCAATCTGTGCAGTACTTCCAGTAATTGCTGTATTGTAACCGGTCAAATAACTCGCGCCGCCTGTTTTTTGAGCACATAAGTAATAATATGTTGGAGAAGAATCGACTGTAGCATGAATCATCATAGTTCCGTCACCTCCCATGAACGATCGTGGTCCATATTGCCAACCTCCAGCTCCATGATCGCCATGAGTACCATTTACCATATGCCCAGTGACATATGCAGTTGACAAATCCCAAGGTGTTTTGACACCGACTTTGGCTAAATATGAACGATGACTTTGACTCGATTCTCGATTATATCTATTAATAAAGATAGCAGTACCGTCTGAATTCCATTCGAATATTCCATGCGTGTAATAATGATCAGTGTATTCTTCGCCCGTCGCACTCCCATTTCCTTTGATACCTTCGAATATTTTCGCTGTATTCGTATGTGTTGCGGCTAATGTTCTAGTAGACAAATCCCATGGAGTAGTTAATGTATACTCCCATACATATTTGCTGCTATTAGTAGTATAATAATCCATTGCCCATAATTTAGTACCATCCGGTTTGATATTAAATTGCAATGCGCCGTAGGGGCCGGCAGTTGTGCATAGATTAGTAGTAGTATATTTTGTTGAGGTATTAGCTGATCCAATATCCCAATCAGTTGTCAATTCAACCGATACGAGAGTGGACCCAAGTGCATAAAAAAACATATGACCATTGGCACTAAATTCAATATCGTAACTATCAGTAGTGGACGACGGATCTAATATTTTTGTTGTAGAACATACGGGCGTATTATAAAGAAAATCATATGGTCTATTTAAATCTACAGTATAAAATTTATTGTTATTACCACCATAAAAAACAGCTATATTTCCGTTGTCTCCCCAACAAACGGCCCTAACCATATTCTCGATAGAATATGCACCATTCTCAAATGTGTTATCTTGATAGTTTACCATATTATTTGCATTAGCACCAGAAACTGGATAAAAATCTATAGCGTCATATGTCATTCCCAAACGATCATCGGGAACCGGACCATATGCAGTGTTGTAATTATCGGGATTAAGATGCATTCTACCTAAATCGTAGGAAGACGATGATGAAGCTAATTCTAGGCCCTCTGCATCACTTTTAACACTAAAATCTTCTAATGTCCATGATGTAATAGGATCTGTATTATCAAATGGATCAATAATAGTATATGAACCGTCAATTGCAGTAAGAACTGCTTTACCTCCATTCCCAGATATTACTTTTCCTACATCATTAGCTGACCATGACCCGCTTGATCTTTTAAATCTAGCTTTTGATACATGTGCACATGTAAATTTATAAACACGACCTATTTTAGGAAAAAACAAATATAAATTGCCGTCAGCATCTGCGTCTAACAAAGAATCGTAATTATTATCAAAAAGTGTTAAGGTGTTAAAAGTACCGCCATTATCATCATACCATTTTCTAAACGGTTCTTTTTCCAACCATTGACCTTGAGGACCAGATGAACTATGATCTATATAGAAATCCCAATCACCTAAAACTTCATTCGCATGATATCGATTTCCTCCTCTATCAGTATATTCGAAAAAAGCTATTTGTCGATTGGTATTTTTTTTCCCGACAACCCTTTGTAAATCATCACTCATCGGGCCGGCCCAAACTTCTCCAAGAGAAGTAGACACTGCAGTATGATGAGGAGCTAGACCGCCATTAGGATCCGTATAAAATACATCACGAATAAGGTTATATCCATTACTAGTACTGCTTACACCAACTACAGATGTTGAGTTATCATTATCGAATAATTGTTGCATGTAATAATTACCTTGCACATATAAACCAGTAGGTTTATACCATCCTCTATATAAAATATAATCCGAGCTGGGGTTATACAAACCCGAGGATCCGTGTACAGTATTTCCTACGTGAGTTACATTACCGGGTTCAATTACATACGGTGTGGTTAAAGAAAATTCATGACAAAATGTATAATAAGTATATGAGGAACCGGTATATGCTCTCGTATTGCCCATCAGCCACATTCTATCACCGTCGTCATCGAATTCTATATCCCACTTCTGGTACATATAATTATACCCGGTGTAGGTAATATCAGAAGTCCAATCAATGCTAGATGTATTAGCTAAAACTGCAGTAGATGTATCGTATGCGGTCGATAAATCATATAATGCAAATCCAGTCAAAGCTGTATTTGCGATAAAAATTTTATTTCCATTATCGACAAATTTCATAATTTTTAAATAACTAGCATATCCAGGCGAACTTCCAGCAATACCTGGCGATAAATCACTTAATATAGTAGCTAACTCACCTGCAGTATTTGCAGTGTTACCGTCCCATTCTAAATTATATGGTGTATGTCCTGCATTTGCTGATGTCAAAGTGACAGTATAAGTTGTACCATCGCTAATCTCATAATTAGATCCAGTCGAATTGACATCCCAGCTTGATTCTACTAATCCATCAACAACGGCATCTTTAGTAACTGATACAACTGGAATATGACCGCTTGGCATTGCTGAAGATAACGTAATTGCTGCGGTCTCATTATTTGCAAATGTTTTTGTCAATGTACCTTTAGTTTCTACTTTATCTGTATTGAGATTAGTAAAATTAGCATCCATCTCTGTATGAGTCAGAGCAGAACCTTTTGCAGAACGTGTAGTAATAGTAGACATTAACTTAATCTCGTGACTGTGGGTTTGATGAATACTTTACCATTAAGTATTTCTTCGACGTTTGTGTTACCTGCTTCATACATCATAACATCGTAGACATATCTGACGTGTTCATCTAAATTCGTTGTTTGATCTTTTGTAAGGGAAATTGTCATAACACCATTCGGCGCGTCATTGACAGCAGTTGTAAAATCAATGCTCGCCGTTGACGTATAAGATTTTTTCATCGAAGCGCTAAATAATTTAGTCGAAACATCAAGAGATGCGCCCGCAGAGTCTTTCAAATAGATTTTGAAACTCATATCTGTGCCTTGAGTGACAGTCAGATCTTCTACTCTCGAAGCCATCGTTGTTCTCTATAGTTGTTTTATTTATTTATTATTTTCTGAAGTCAACCGTGGAGAGAAATTCATACCTACAGCAATTCTATCTTCTTTTTCTGATAAAGATGTATATACTTCATGACCATACCATGATGGAAAAATTAAAGCGCTACTTTCGACAGGCGGCACGGTCATATGAGTGATCCATTGCATATCTCTATCATCTCCACCATTTTGCTCTAATCTTTGTTGTGCATAATGATCAGCAAAAAAAGCGAGGGTCGATTCAATTTGATGATGACCTTCTCTAACGAAATTAATATAACCCGGATCGCCTATTTTTGGTACTTTCGCATAATAAACACCAGAAAATAAACATCCAGGATGTGTATGAAATGCATTTTTGGCACCTAATTTATTTGTATTTATCCACGAATTAGACATTTCTATAATTAAACTCATGCCCATTACATTGTTTGCAATATGATTTACACCTTCAACTATTCTATCCATAATTTGATCATATTCTTCACACATACCATCTTTCATAGGGAATTGCCATCCACCTATATTTGATCGTGCATCTCCTTTGTGTGATTTAGACCCGATCTCATAAAAATCTACTATCGCTTGATTATTCGCATTTGGAATTTTTATTTCAAAAAGACTATCTGACCAAAGATATTGGCGTGATATTTGTAATTGATCGCTCATAACATGCCTTCGAAAGGACTGCGATATATAAGTGGATAACTAATTGATAATCGATTTGTCAATGGTTTAAAATAATGATATTGACGTGAAGGAACATAAATCATATCACCTGGTTTCATTACGACCTCAAAATCAATTTCGAAACTATCGAATAATTCTTTTCTTCTATCTTCTTCCCATGTGCCGTCTATCGAACTATCTAATAATTGACAGCTACGATTTTTATAAATGGTAACTTCAGTTTCACCATCTATTTGAAAAATAAAATTCGAAGGCATATCACAGTGAGGACTAAATGAATTACTGTCTTTTAAACCAGCATATAAATGAGCATGCCCAGAATAATCGCTAATTTGTGCTGGCCAAATGCCAAAATTTACATGTTCAACATAAAAAGTCTCTAATAATTGATGAATTATATTTCTGGCATTTTCGTTATATCTTTCCCAATCAGTGACTATAAACGTATGATTATTTTCTAATAATTCTTGTGATGTGACACACGGCGATTCGTTAAAAGATTTAACTTCTTTCTGAATTTCATTTGTTTTTAAATATTGTTTTTCTAGACCATTAGTATTTCTAATATTTACAACATTTACTATTTCACTTATATCGTCAGTTTTATTCATATACAAGTGATTACCCACATGGGGTAAAGCAAATGTTTCTACTAAACTATCCCAGTCGGCATAGATTTCTGGTTCTTCTAGTATATTTTCAACATATACGCCCCTATCATTAAACCAAATATCTAATTTTAAATCTTCAAGTTTTTCTTGATTAATCATCTTTTATTTCCACTGTATATTTTGATCTTTTCATAACGTATTTACGATAAAATTGACTAGCAGAAGCAATGATTCCAGGTCTTTCTCTTTTCTCTGGAGTCATGATAATTCTATAATCAGCTTTATGTATTGGTATTACATGTAATAATGGAGTACCAGCTTTAATTGTATAAGTACCCTCTCTTCGAGGTGACATAATCCAATTTAAAGCTCCAAATCGAGGATTATAATCTACTATTCCCGGATAAATGATAAAATCATCAACAATATCTGAATGATAATGAGGAGCCAATAATAAGAAAGATACATCTCCTTCTGGCATTACCATCCATGGAGAAGTAAAATGAAGTGGTTGCAATCTTGCAACTGCATTTTTGTCACCTGGAGGTATGCCATCAGTAATATCTGGACTCATACCATTTGGATTACTATCATGATGCACTGGACATGGAATATTACCGTTTGCCTCGCGCATTTTTGAGCTGCCACCAGCATATGCCATCGTCGCTTTGTCTGAACAATATATTTTAAATTCATCCCAAGCTGGTATAATCCAACCAGTATTTTTATAATCAAAAATACCAGGACAATCGACAAAGGTTTCTTTGCCGTGTTTGTCTATTTGTTTCTTTTTATGTGCGGCTTCAACTGCTGCTGCTCGTTGAACTGGATGAATCCGATACATACCATTACTAGTATCTAAAAATTTTACATCAATTGTCATAATTTACCATTTAAATAAATCAAATAAAGAATCGGTTCCTTCTTGAACTATAACTTCTGAATCTTCAGGAGTTTCTCTTATCATAGTCTCGATAGACTCTTCATAATATATAATAAGAGCTTGCTGCTGGTTTATATATCTACGCAATTCTGCAACATTCAAACTCATGTTTTCATAATCAGGTACACTCAATGCAAAATAAACGGTAACACCTGATTCTTTTTCGAACTTTTGTAAAAATTCGTCTATATTTTCCGGAGTAACAGCATAAAATTTTACACGATGTAAATTTACTGGTTTAGGTCGAGGTTGAATCGGAATGTCTTTGACAATATAATCTGTTTTTACAACGACTTGTGGTTCTACACTCGCACAGCCGCTATTCAGACTGAGAAGCAATAGCAGACTGGTTACCAGTGTCAGCTTCAATTTGCATAAAAATTTTGGATGTTGCATTGTTTACTCTCTTTTCAATTAATCCAGGTTTTTGTAGGGTAAGAACAGTCAAATCATGTCGTCTTAGCTTTGCTGCTAATTCATCTTGATATACTTCTGCCTCTTGTGCTCTTTTCGCGAGGTTCTCTAGATTTTCTTGAGCGATCGCGTAATCTTTTTGCAGGCTGTCAATCGTTTGTTGATTTGTTTCCGCGACTAACATTAGCTTTGAGTTATTGTCTCTGAGAGTTGCAAGCCTTTCTTGAGTATCAGTATAATAATACCACGCTCCTCCACCCATTGACATTAATAAAAATAACAAAATCAATATTGGCATAATTTATTTTCCTTTTTGATAAGCTTGTGCTCCAAAAAACGCTGCTACTAAACCAGCGACGGCAACAAAATATGTTGGAGCCATGTCACCTAAAATATTTGATGCTTTTTCTAATCCAGCAAGATCAGTAATAACAACCATGGCGGGATAGAGCAACATACCAGCAAGAGCGAACCATGCCATTTTTCTTTGAGCATCTCGCATTGCATCTGCATCTTCAAGTTCTTTTCTTTTGAATTCAAGGTATAATCTTTCTTCTTCTTTGCTAACTTTACCATCTCCATTAGAATCTGCTGGGTGATACGCGTGTTTTATCTGTTCTTCTTCAGCCATAATAAACCTATTTTGTTTTTACAATATCAAATCCCACTGGATCTACAGTTTTAATCTCTACAAAATTACCATCAACTAGACATAATTTAAAGTGAGTATTTGTTACCTTTTTTAATTTTCTACAAACATAGGTTTTGGGATTAAAACCTTGTTGTTTGCTGCCATCTGGTTTTTCAATAATTTCATTAGGAAAATATATTGTCACCTCATATTCATCGATGAATAATGCGATAAACCATTTTTTTATTTTATTCCAAAGATTCATATTTTGTTCAATCCATGCGCCCAAAATGCTAATGTCCTTCTAGTTCCTTTAGTAACTGGATTTACTCGATGAGTAAACCAACTATCAAAAAATGCCACATCACCTTTCTGTAATTCAGTTTTTTCAAAGGAGGTTGCTGATATATTTATTTCGAGTTCTCCACCTTCATATTCGTCCGAATCAGATAACATTACTATACCTGATATTTTTCTATCATATTTGCGATAACCGTAAGATGAGCAGTCGCGATGTTCTTTATACTCATTGCCTTCTTCATATATCAAATAGTTTATTGTTTCTAGAAATTCAATATCGTATAGGAATAAATCGTAATTAGCTTTGCCTGTTATATGCGCTATTTTACTCCATAACCATTCGGTATTTTGATCAACAGTCATATAACCGACTTTATTATTTCGATAATCATGAACATCCGGGTCATGAGTTTCTGGATCAACTTTTTGGCCGACCGTTGCCGCCGGCGTAAAATCTAAAATCTTCTCGTAAAATTTGATTCGATCGATTTCTTCATCGTCAAAAACAGATTTCATAACACCGAAATGAGAAAGAAAATGAGGAGGGACAAGCTTTTCTTGAATTTGAAACATTATATAATCACCTTAAATTAATTAAACGTCAGCATCGTACTTCATATTTATAAACCCTTTTTGGGCAGCATTTGTATTGTTTGTTCCTGAACCAACATAAGCTTGTACAGATGTTTGATAAACACCACCAACTTCAGTTGCATAAACGGTCGCATATACTGTAGGGGGCAAAGCGGGATTGGTATAAGAACCGGCCGCCGGAGAAGCAGTGCCAGGAGCTCTAAATTGATAATATGTATTTTGTGCATCTTGTACATATACAATCGTATCTTCTCCAGATGTTCCAGTAAAATATCTAGCAGGATAATTAGTTTGCACATAATAAGCTGGTTGTTGATAAGTTCGAGATGGGTAATAAGTCGTTCTCGACGGATACAACGTTTGTACTTGATAAGCAGGATTAACACTATATCTCAATGGATAACTCGTAGATGTTTCATATGCAGCCTGATATGAAATACGTTGTGGAAAATTACTATATTGAGTATAGGCTGGTTGTTTAGAATATCTCAATGGATGATTTTGAGATGTTTCATAAGGAGCATGATATGAAATACGCTGTGGATAACTAGTGTATTGTGTATATGATGGCTGTACAGAATATCTCAACGGATAATTACTATATGTAGTTACATCTGGTTGAGTATATGTTCTACCAGGATGATTACTATATAAAGTTAAATCTGGTTCAACATATGTTCTACCAGGATAATTAGTGTATGTAGTTACATCTGGTTGAGTATATGACCTCTCCGGGAAATATTGTATTACTTGATACGCGGGTTGATAGCCATCTAATCGTGTATAGGCAGCCTGCCAATAGGATCTAGCAGGGTAATTTGTATATTTTAAATAACCAGGTTGTCTTGTAAATCTCGCTGGATAATTATCAGCCCAATAATACCATCCATGTATTTGATAATATGATTGCGGGCTAGGATAACTAGGTTGTACAGAATATCTAGTAGGGTAATAATTTGCGGCTATGTAGCCATCTATCCATGTGACTGGTACTGTGTCCTCTGGCGTCGCGCGGAGATAATAATATGGACCAGAATGATAACCAAATTGTACAGTATAGCGCGCCGGAAAATTTTTACTTGGATCATATATCCATCGGCCGTAATGAAGGAAGTACGTACTATAAGCTGGTTGTACAATATATCTTTCAGGATAATAAACATATCCATCGAAACTAGGAAATGAATTAAAATAGTCTACTACTGGGCCGTATCCAGCTTGATAATAGCCTCTCGACGGATGCGAGGTCCAATACCCGCGTGCTGGATAATAGGTATATTCATGATAACCAGCTTGATAATAATGGTTTGTGCCTTCATAAAAAGCAGATGTTGAATATGCTGGCGAATAATACGATGCGCCTTCATAAAAGCTAGATGTTTCATATGCTGGCGAATAATACGATGTGCCTTCATAAAAGCGAGATGTTTCATATGCTGGTTGAAGAGTATATCTAGCTGGTTTAGCAGCCGCGGTTAGATACGCAGGCTGAGATGTATATCTTTCAGGATGATTTGTATATGTAGTATATGCTGGTTGAAGAGTAAAACGAGCAGGTTTTGCAGCCGAAGTTTCATAAGCAGGTTGAGTTGTATATCTTTCAGGATGATCTACGTAACGTGTATATGCAGGCTGAAGAGTATATCTAGCAGGATAATTAGTTTGCACATAATAAGCTGGTTGACTAGTCTGATAAGCAGCTTGTTGATAATCCCGCGCGGGATATAAAGTTTGTACTTGATATGCTGGTTGTATTACATTTGGTTGACCACGTCCGCCACGCCCTTCAATTTCTAGAACATGTTTTCCGTATGGTAAATCAATAGGAGTATTTCGAGTGGCGACGTCACGCGATTCGTTAAACGTCTCAGCCCATGTTCTCGAAAAAAATCCTTTACCTCCAGCTGGCATATTTAACTCCTGTTACTGCGCCCATCCAGCTTTTCGTAATGCTAATCCAGCATACATTGTACCGCCTGTTCCAGCTGAATTTCTAACATAATAAAAAGTGTATATATCTACACCGCTAGAAGAAGGAGGCTCTACACCTTCAGCCCAATACATTGCGTCATCTTCGGTACTTCCGGGCCATGTAATTTCATGAGTTCCGCCACTATTCGTGACTATCAATGTAAAAGTAGCTGCAGTGCTAGCTGGGAGAGCTGACATACCTGAAAAATCTACATGAAAATCAGCGACCGCAGTAATAGTTTGAACCGATCCCAATTGCATATTAAAAATATATCTATCGGGATTTGCTGAAGTATCTATCGTGCCTTCATATACATTTTCAAGGAAAAAATCATCAACCTTTAGCTTAGGGGTGCTGATGATAGTAGAATTGGCAGATAAGACTGTTGAACCACCAGCAGTCAATGCGATTTGATTATTATTAAATTTAATATGTGTATCAGTATCAGTTGTAGAGTGTACTAAATAGCCGGCATGATATGTGTTAGAGCTAATTTGTACTCCGCTATTGGTACCTCTCAACGTATTAGCGCCTAAATGGAAATAGTCGCCATTCACCATATGCACATTTGCTGCAAAGAATGCATCGCCATCTGCCTGAAGAGTTAATGCAGTAGATGTTGATGCGCCTGCTGCAATGACTAAGCTACCACCATTTTCACTCAAACGACCATATTCAGTAGAACCTTTTTCTAATCTAACAGCACCCGCGCCGCTATCTAGATCAATAGCATTAGTAGATCCAGATTTTAATATTAGCAAAGATGAAGATTCAACTGTATTGCCTGAAAAAGTTAAATTATCAATATTAATAGAAGAAATAGAAACGTAGTTAAAGTTGTTTGCGGTCAGCGTATCGATAAATGCATTTCCGGGGATATCCAAATTATACTGCGGGTTTGTCTTGCCGATACCTACACGATTAGTAGAAGCATCGACAAACAATGTACCCGAATCGACATTTAAATTGGCTCCAACCGACATGTCTCCTGTGACGACTAATCCATCGAGAGTATCAAATTGTTGTGATGTAGATGCCATTTTTTTCTCTTCTTATAATTTGAATATTCCTGATGTGCTCCATGAAATATCTACATTCGAGCCATCAGGTGTAATTGGTAGTCCGTTGATATTTGTATCCATAAATGCAACTAGTCTGCTCGTTGCTGTGTTTCCTGTGTCGATATAAAACAATAAAGCTTCGCATTCTGTTGTATCTGTGACCGAGACAAATCTCACATCGTCGGCATCTAATACACCGTTTGTCAGAGTGACATTTGTCAATGTAGCATTAGCTACTGCAGTATTGGCTAGCGCACTCACGTCAGAATAAAACTGATCTGTCGCAGTATAACTCTCATTGTCAGTATTGATCAGCGCAACCTTCAGATTGCCATTATTTAAAGCAGAATCACTGCTACCACTGAGAATAGCCTCTTTAAATTTATCGTATATAGCGTTTGCCATTAATCTCTCGTCTCGATCTTCATTACATTAAATCTATGTATATTTGTACCTGACGCTGAACCACATGTTGCTTTTAATACGACATGTGTAGTATTCGCAGCTAATTCAGGAACGAGAGATACATCACTCATATTTGTTTCTACTTCACCATAACGTGTATAATAAATGTCATCATTATCTGTTATGACAACATTTATCTCGACTGCATAACCTGAATCTGAATCATTCAAATCTTTGCCGTGAACGAAATATTTAAATCCTTGTGTCTTATTCAAAGATTGCAAATCAATACTATCAATTTCTGTGGCTGAAGTCGTAGTAACATCTCCGCCAGTGCCTGTTAATGCAACACCATTTGCTTCCAACGTTGTGACTTCGAGGTTAAGAATTGTCGCAGTATTCGCTACGTTGATATCGTTGAAGTAACCCCAATCCCATGGCAATGCCATTGAACCAACATTAGATTGATTACTAGAAATTAAATTAGTATCTAGTCTACCATTTACACTAATGCTATGAGTACTAAGTGAACCAAGATCTACATTGCCATCGATCTGTAGACTATCGCCTTGTACTTTACCCGTAACATCGATACCTATCGTAGTCGTAATGAATTTTTGATTTCCGTTATAATATAATTTAACACCGTTTCCTGATTCAGCCGTAATCATAGAAGTTGCATCGGTATCTTCAATCAAAACATTATTAGCTTGTATTTCTAGATTACCTGAACCTTCCTCTCTGATAACGGCGTTAATGCCATCATTGAATAAATGTAAACACTCGTGATGGGCGTGACCAAAATACAAACCAATATTATTCGCGAAAAGCATTCTATTTTCTGAATAATCAATATAAATGGCATTATTTGTAGAAGCTGTATCAAAGAAAACATCTTCTTCAAAAAGAGCAGTTGACTGAACACGTAGGGTATCAGTGTTAGCTTCACCCTCGATGTCTATACCAATATTTGTAGTAATCAGCTTTTGATCACCATTGAAGTGCATAGATGCACCTTGGCCAGCAGTACCACAGAAATATGCTTGTCCGCTTGTATCTTCAAGCTGCATATTATTTGCTTGAAGCACTAAATCACCGGTAGCATTTAATTCTTTAATATATGTGTTAGCACCTTCGTGGTACATAATGAAATCACCACCAGTACCCATAGTGAGATAGTTATTATCATCGAAGTTCAGTGTATTTGCTGATTTATCCCAAGTAAT